GCCAGCTGCGGAAATCGCTGCACGACCTGCGAAACGATTTGCCGGCGCGCATCGTGCAATGGCACGAGATCATGGAGCGAAACCGTAAGCCATGATCGCCGAGGGCATCGTGTTCTTCGTGGCGCTTTGTGTCTTTGGCTGGACCCATCGACATGACCCCAGCTGATCTGACCGCAATGATGCCCGCTGCGGCTCCTCGTTCGGTCACCTATGCACCCCTGCTGACGCAAGCGATGCAGGAGTTCGGAATCGACACCCCGCGCCGACAGGCCGCATTCCTAGCCCAGATCTGTCACGAGTCAGGATCGCTCCGATACACCAGAGAGCTTGCCGACGGCACTGCGTACAACGGCCGCGTCGATCTCGGCAACACGCATCCAGGAGATGGCCCGCGATACAAAGGTCGTGGGCTACTGCAGATCACGGGGCGCTCGAACTACCGAGACTGTGGAGCAGGGCTGGGCTTGGATCTGGTGAGTCATCCCGAGTTGCTTGAGCAGCCCGACGGTGCGTGCCGATCGGCCGGCTGGTTTTGGAAGTCACGCGATCTGAATCAGTTCGCGGATGGGGATTTGTTTGGCGCCTTGACGCGCAGGATCAACGGAGGATTCAACGGGCTCGATGATCGAATTGTTCACTGGCTGAGGATACGCCGATGTTTTGGCTTGTAGAGTTTCTGCGCGCGCACGGGACCAAGGTGCTCGGCTTTCTGCAAGGGACGATTGCGGCGGTTGCTGGCGTGACTGGGATTATTCCTGAGTCGCACCTGAAGTACTACATGGCCGCGATCGCGTTGCTGACGTTTTGGCGCGGCTTCATAAACACCGAACTGCAGAAGCGGGACCAGGATGCTGGCGCTTAACCCGTGGCTATTGCTCGTTGCTGGTATCGGTCTCGCCGGCATCGTGAGCGGCGCGTACGTAAAGGGCAGGGCAGATGGTCGGGCGGTGGAGATCGCCCAGCGCGTGACGCTCGAGGAAGTGGCTAAGACAGCGCGAGAGGCCGCAATGGCGGGGGCGGCAGAAAAGATTGCGGCCATCGAAGTGAGACACGTCACCGTGAGGCAACAGCTTGAAACTCAAATTCGCGAGAAGCCTGTGTATCGGGACTGCTTTGCTGATCAGCGCGTGCTCGACACAGTCAACGAAGCCATCACAGGAAATCCCGCCACTGGTTCGGGCGAGTTGCCCGCCGCCGGTACCGATGACGGGAAAGACGTTCGCTGATTTCATCCAGAAGGTTGCCGAGCAGGGCATCCAATACCGAAAGTGCCTGACGGCTATCGGGATAGAATAAAGGACGCCGACCCGTTGGGAGCCGGCATCCCCAACGATTTATCAGCTGCCAAAAGTCGTAGGGACACCTCCTCTGTGGTTTATGGAACAATCCGGGTTCGCCTGTGGCGTGCGGATCCTGTCCTGAGTCGCGGCGCGTCAGCAACTACGTAGAGGGCGCATCTCGTGTGTTGTGCGATGAGTACACGCTTTGTACTAGGCGTTCCCACTCCTCAACAGCTCGTTGTCGCTGTGCGGATGCGGCTGCTTGTTGTTTGGTCCATCGACTTTGAGGTAGGCGCGTCTCCCACCAATAGTCCTCCAGTGGTTGCCTACAATGGGGGCACGTCTCATTCATGGCCAACTCCCTCCTGAGGACCGAGTCTATAGACCGGCAGGCTGGCCAAAAACAATCCCGCAGCGAGCCATGGGCGGTGATGCCACGTCGCCACGTAGGAGAGCCCAAATAGCAGCAGCGCGCCTATGTTGATGGAGATCGCTTTCACTGCTCACCTCCGTTCAGGATTTGAGCCTCTAAGAGGCTTCCTAAAACACGGCATTTTTTGGAGGTTTTTTGCCACGGTCTTAGAGACGAAAGTGGCCAAGGTTGGCTCCCCGGGCCGGACTCGAACCAGCGACCAACGGATTAACAGTCCGTCTGAATGTACATTGTTTCCCGTGAAACATCGCATTTTTCCTCTAAGAATCGCTCACCGCTCTCTAAGAACTACCGTACTGGGCGCGTCCGAAGTTCCTTCCGATACATCGCTTCCAGCGCTGCGCCGTGCCCGAGAACCGAGTGTGGCGAATCGGTCTGCGCTTTCGCGCGCAGATCCTTGAAGCACCATCCAGATTCTAGCCTGGCCAATTGCGAAGCGATTGCAGACGTTGTCCATGCCTCGCCTTCCGTATTGGTGAACACAAGCTCAGTCCCTGGAAATCGCTCCATAGCGCGCCGTACGAAGAAGCGCAGGGCATCAGACCAGTAGACCGTGTGCGGCTTCTTGGTCTTGCTCTGGACGTACACGATGCCTTCCGGCTTCAGGTGCTCGGAGCGCTTCCAGGCGATGACATCGGTCTGCCGTACGCCAGATAGGTAGGCCGCGGCGATCAGGTCCTGGAACGCCTCATTAGAGCGCTCGAACACCTCTAAGAATTCGGCATCCTTCACCACCTTGGATTTCGGGCGCTCTGTGTTGCGAGACACTTCGCGGCACGGATTGGTCTCGACGTACATCTGGCGCATGCCGAAATTGTGAATGGCGCTCAGCACGGCCACTTCGCGGTTCGCGCGCGTGCCGCCCCTGCCGCGCTTCTTTCTGGTCTCGAGGAAATGGGCGATCTGGTTCGGTTTCAGCGTGCCAATCCGCATCTTGCCGAAGTGATGGTCCAGGCGCTTCAGGATGTTGAGGTAATCATCCCGCGTCGCCGGCTTCAGCTCGTCCATCCCGACTGCGCGATACACGTTGATCAGCTCCCCGATCGTTCCGGGCCGGAGCGGGTCGAGCTCGTAGAGAGCGCGGTAGAGAGCATTGGCGCCTTCGTCGATCCGGGAGAGCGGATGCCACTTGTTCTTGATGACCTTGTAATACCGGCCGTCTTTTTCGGTGACGCCTGGGATTGAGAGGCCGCAGGATGGGAGGTAGGCCATTCCGGAGGCTCGTAGTTTGGTTCGTTATCGGTCGTACCACGATGCAACGCCCGGTCGAGGGCTGTCAACGTCGTGCACGGCCGGCCCTTCGTGTCGCGCCACGTCAAAATGCGATTCCTGGCGCACCAGGCAGCGACAGCCTTCGGCTTCTTTGTGCCGGCAAGCTTCGCAAGTTCTTCGAACGTGGCGATCATCGAACTAGGTCTGCGATGACTATGCGCCATCACGCGCGGTTAGGAACTGTCCATTCACCAGCATTCCACTCGGAGCCCATCGTCTTTTGACAAAGCGCTCAGCTGCTTCACGTCCCCATGCAGCCGGGCCTGTCTGACGCCCTTCATTCACCCGTAATTGATCCCAAAAATCGCCGTTGTCAGCGAGGTATTGAATCAATTCGTCTTCGGTGGCGAACGGCGGGGACACTGGCGTACCTTCGCTCACGGTTTCGTAGACCTGAAACCAAGTCATGTCTTCCGGCTTCCAATCCGGACGATAGTAGTGAGGATCAGGCGGGCTACCATCCCATTCCCAGAATGGGAGTTTTCTGCTTTCCTCGTCGTCGCAATGCTCGGGCCGCTCGCCACGCTCCCACGCCTCCCAGTTCGCGTACCACTCGCGCATTGCTGGAGCGAATGGCCTATCAAACATTGGCTGATATCGCTCTACCATCCTCATGGATCTGTGGTCCGGAACTTCCTTCTTTGGATGCTCCCAGTTGGCCGGTACGCGTCGTATCTCTCTACCCATTGTTTCCTCTACTCAGGTCAGCAATTCAGAGTTAGGCAGCCTCGGCGTAGTGAACCAACTGCGCGACAAGGTGTAGTTGCGGAACCCGAACTTCCGGCCGTGGCGTCGGTCCCTCGCGAAGCAACCGCTTACGAATCTCCTGCTGCTTCGGCGACTGCAATCGCTTGATGGCTTCCAGATGCTCGATGACCGTCATGTCGGCCTTGTCCACCAGCACCTGCTCAGCCCACTTCGTGGCGAATACGTTTAAGTCGTACAGGCTTTCGATCTTGCTGCTGACAAACTGAGGCGTCGCGTCGATCTCTTCGAAGTTACCGACCGGCATCAGATCTACGCTTGTGCAAGTGCGCACATGGATGTCTGGGGCGACCTGCACGACCCGGAACACAGGGAGGCGCGACAGATCGGAATCCCATCGCATTGATCGGCTCTCGATCGTCATAGCCGTAGTGATGCCGCAGAGTCGAAGCGTTTCGTTCTTCATGAGCAGCTGATACGTATAATCGTACGGTTCAAAGTTCACAGCCAAACGCCAGCCACAACGCTGCAATGTCAGCGTGTCAGAGCGCCAGCCAGCCCACTCAATTCCGAGAGGGCGGCTGAGGATTCGTTCGTCGCTGACGTTAGGCATTGCCTTGTTCGATAGCCAGCTCAAGATCCTTGATTTCCCGATCCACGTTTGCCAGCACAGTGGCGGCGGCCTCGCGCTCGCGCAGCTTCGCCTTGAGCTTGTCCACGGCCTTCTTCATGGCTTCCTCTTGGATCTCTCGGCGTGCGCGTGCAATGGCGGCCTTCGCATCAACGTTTGCAACTTCAGTCATTTTACTCTCCTGATTGTGATAACCCATGGAAACAATCGTCGCCACCAAGGCCGGTGTGCCTTTAGGCGCGTAACCTCCTTGGCGACTAACTCATCGAAACGTTCCTTCGCGAGCTGAGCGGTTGCCTCGCGCCGGACTTCATTTAGGTCAATGTTCATGCTCAACTCCGTCACTCAGAGCCGATCAGGTCTTCAAGCGCGCGAAGCGCAGCGTGTCGCTTACACAGTTTTTTGTTCCCGTAGTTCACTCGCGCCGGCAGCGCACATCGCTTCGATGTCTCTGGCGTGTCGTTCATGTACCTGATCTCGCGATCATCCTGGCATTGCACAGCCGGATACACGACCCTTCCGCGAGCGCTCAACGTTGGCTTGATCCAACTGACCTTCATGGCTTCTCCTGAATCGGCGCACGCCGTTGGTGCTTGTGCTGTCGCCCGTTCTCGCACCAAGGGCAACTGCCGTGATGCTCGCAAGAGGTAGCCGCGTGCTGTGGGCTGCCATCAGGCACGGTGCCCTTAGCCGTGCCATAAAACCGAGGGCGCTTGCGTCTCGTCGTCCTACTCATCGCGCTTGCCCATCCCGGGTCGCTTCTTCAGATATCTATAAGTCACAACTCTCTCCAGGCCGAGGAAAGTCAATACCTTTCCGCTCGGCTCACGAAAGCCTCGCAGAATGTCATTCAGGAATGGCAGCGATACGCCGATCTTGGCGGCCAAAGCTTTCTGCGTGAGCGGTCGGCCGGGCTGGGACTTAATGACGCCCCATAGCATGTCGCGCACCTGATCGGATGTATGTTCAGTCATGAGAGCAAGTGCCCATTAGGGACTTGATCGCCGCGGCGAATCGCTCGATGTGCTGCTCGCCATCAGGACCCATGAACATGGCTATGCTGGCGTTGGCGCCAGCAAGCTGCTGCTCAATCTCGGCGATGTGGGCCTCGACCTCAGAGGCGAGGTAGACATCCACGCTTCCGAATTGCACATCCGGCAGCGTTTCAATTGCCAGCGCATCCTTCCCGCCGCCTGGAACGATCGCTGGTGTGCTGTATTTCTGCATGGTTCTCTCTTCAACTAGACGCTGAGCATGATCGCTCGGCCGATTTCTTCGACGACCTGCGGGACGACGGCATTTCCGAGGCATCTAAGGCGGTCCACCCGACGGGGAACCCCATTAGCCACTCGACCCACTGCGGGTTCAGGCTCCCACCGACATGCTCCGAGAGCGGTCGCGCGTTGCGCTCCATCGTCGCTTCGCTCGCCTTGCCTGAGCGCCAATCGCGTGCCGTTGGCGTGGGCAACATCTCCATCGCGCGGTAGAGCTCCGTCCGATTCATCCCGCTGGATCGATCGCCACTGCAAGGACGAGGCGTCGGCAGTAGTACCGAGCAGCTGGGCCACTTCTTCACCATCGATGGCGCGAGCTGATTTGCGGTTGATGTCGGAGTCGCGAGCAATGATCCAGACTCGATCCCGTCTGTGTTTCGCATCGACGGCACAAGCCGGAATAACAAGCGCCCGCGAGGTGTAGCCGTCGGCTTCCAGGTCAGCAAGCACATCGTCGAGTGCCAGCGGGATGAGGCCAGCAACGTTTTCACCAACGACCCAAGCGGGTCGCGCGAGTGCAATAACACGGCGCATTTCCGGCCAGAGGTGGCGGTCGTCTTCCTGCGCTCTTTGCTTTCCGGCGACAGAGAAGGGTTGGCAGGGGAAGCCACCGCAGACGAGATCGATTCGTCCAAGCCCACCCAGTCGGTCTGCGTCAAGGGTGTGAATGTCGTCGAAGCAGGGGACGCCTGGCCAGTGCTTTCGGAGGACGGCTCGGCAGTATTCATCACGCTCGCAGAAAGCGATTGTTTGCATTCCAGCTCGCTCGAGGCCAAGGCTGAATCCTCCGATACCACTAAATAAATCCAACACTCTCATCGACGCTGCGCGGGTCTGTGAAAAATGCGTGAACACGGCCACCCGCGGAAGCGCCACATCGTGAGCAATGCCTGCCACAGCGATTCGCCGCGATATTCCTCGCGCCAGCGATAACTCTCGCCAGGCTCCCAGCATCCCCACAGTTCAACGACCCAGGTGTTGCCCATCATTCAGCTCCGGTTCTCTTAGATGTCCCAATAGCAATATTCAGCTGCGGCCATCCAGGTGAAGCACAGCCATGTCACGCGCGGCTCGCCATGGTTCCAGTGCAGCAGCGGCCTGAACTGCCAGTACAGAAGATGCAGCTTGAACAGCACTCGGAATCCTTCGATGCGCCTTCCGTTGTATCTGCCACGCGGCCACTTCACAGACTTCCTCCCCGGTTCGCTGTTGATTAAGGAAACGTGCATTTGTGACAGTCACAGTCGGCGGGGCATTCCGATCTCGTTTCCTTCACGCTTCGGCCGGCGCGCGCACCAGGCAGGTCGACGTGGCACTTGTCGTGCAGCAGGCCATCCGGCGTTTCCTGCACACGCCGGGGCGACTGCTCGAACACTTTCGCGAAAGACCGTTCCTCGCTCAGCGAGAGAGTCACCGGCGTTTCCAGTGGCCCACACTTCTTGCACTGGTGCGTTGTGTCACTGATGACGTAGCCGTGAGGGCAACGCTCGTCACGTCCCGTTTCCGGAGTTGCTTGCTCGGCGCACAGATTGTCCTGATTTCGAAGGAACGCAGGTATCTGCAGGAGAGGGCCGGCACGCCACTTTTCAGCGAACTCCCAAATCATATCGAACGCCTCTACCGCGACATCGTCAGTGACGGGCTCGGAGCCAAGCTCGGCACGGCTACGGTGGAGCCAGGAAACGAACTCGCGACATCGATCCGGCATCTGCTCGTGAGGTTTCATGGAGCTGATTCCTCTCCCAGAGCGAGTCCGGCGAACGGCGGTCGAAGCTCGTAGTAACGCTCCATGAATGCCGCGTACGCTTCGTCCGGCCACAGCGGCGTGACGATGATTCCGGGTGCCGGGCCGATGCCTTCGAGCACGGCCCACTCATCGTCATGCGGCGGCAGAAGCTTGGCCTGCTCACTGAATAGCATCTGTCGATCGGCGAGCTTCACAGAGTCCGGCAGCTTGGCCGGTAATCCGAGACCCGCAAACAGTGCGGCTTCGATGCGCTTCTCGATCGCTCGATAGTCGGCCAGCATGCGCTTGAGTGGACGTGACACGTCGCCGATGAACGCCTCGGCGCAGTCGTGCATTAGGCCGGCGAACGCGTCCTCTGGCGGGACAATGCGGCTCACGTACACGCTGTGTTGCGCGACCGAATAGAACTGACTGCATTGACCGGCGAAGCGGCACGTATTCGCGAGCGCGTGAGCGATGTCCGTGATCTCGATGCGATACCGCTCGGGATGAAGGAAGTCGAAGTACTGGCCGGACCTTGTGAGAATGTCTTCGCGTGTGGCTTCGACGTTCATGATTGGCCCTCGCACTTCGTTATGCCGAGTCCCGGCACGAACGACGCGAGTCGTGCGTGGTCCTTCGGGTGTGAGATTTTCAGCGCCGGCATGTCGATGTGGCCGAGCGCCAGATCCAGCAACGTACGGAGGTCAAGTGCCGGCGGTTGCGTAGCTCTGCGGACCTCCAGATCACCATGTATCCATGCGTCTTGTAACTTCGCCTTCCAGTTCTCCAGATCCTTCATGGCGGCCGTGCGATCCTGTCCATCTGGGCCGTGGCCTATGGCCATTAGGTCGATTTCGGCACGCTCTACGGCTTCCGAAATCAGACTGCGGATATAGCCATACGGATGCGGCCATGTGGGCTCAGCCATGGCTCTCAGCTTCTTCAGGATGAGTTCCTGAAGGCCATGCGCGTCCGTCTCGTCGTGGATGTCGAGTGCCAGTGCGATCTCAGCGTGCATCACTGCGTACTGCTCGCAGCCGTCGCACTCAGCCGGCGGTTCGGGAGTGGACTGCAGGGCATCTACCAGCATCAGCCAGTCGCACGGATGAATTTCGATGCGAGTGGCCGGCGTGACACTTGACGGGATCAGAGCGTTCACGCGCCTAATCAACACGTCCAACTCTTTCGATGGCAGAGCTTCGCATTGGCGACAGCCGATCTCGTGGTGTTGGTGTGCGCTACAGATGCCGCTCATTTTCGCTCCGGGACGTAGTAGCCCTTCAATTGAATGACGTGCCGGCCACGGATCACCGGTACGTTATATTTGTACTTGCTGAGCCAGTCGATCTCGCGAGTGGCCGGATCGTAGGACGCCCATACGGACACGGTTCGAACTATCGCGAGCTTCTTCTTTGTCATGCGAGAACCCTCGTCAGCCAGTCGCGCAGTGCGCCAGCCTCTGCATATGTAAGCACCACAATCTCGCGGCCTTCGTTGATTTCGATGCAGCGGTATTCCGGCTGAATGCACGCTCTAATCGTTTCGAACGCCAGAGGCGCGAGCTTCGTATCTTTGGGTAGTTGCTCGTTCATTTGATGATCTCGCGTCTGACCGTCACCTTGCCGGAGCCATCACACGTACCGCACTGTTTCCCCTTCTCCTGTTCGCCCTTCTCGCATTTCCCGCGTTTGGGGAAGATCGTCGCGCATCCAACCGATCGGCACATAAGCCGGTTCGCTGAACACCAGCCACACTCCTGAAAGCACTCTGGACATTTCTCTTCCCGAGTTTCAATTAGCGGCGGCGCTGGCCACTTCGGGACTCTCTTCTCCGAGGGAAGTGAGTCGCTCATAACAGCCCCTTGTCGCGGCAATAGTCTTGCCAGGCGCGCAGCACAGTGCTTGCGACGTTCGAGTCAGTGCCTTCGGCGTCGGCTTCGCTGTAGCCTTCGACGCGTGCAATCTCACGCTTACACCAATCCCGCTCGGCGGGCGTCATCGGGCGATACTGGCCGGCGCTGATTGATCTCAGCGCACGCTCTTCCTTCGGGCAGTATTGACACTCATCTGAGCCGTTACCGAGGCAGCACGGGGCTACCGGGTTTGTAAACAGCTCGTCAGAAGGGACTTGAGCGTCGGTCATGATTGCACCCCGGATTCTTCTATCTCGTTGTCCACTATCTCCGAGAAGTGAGCGGTGATGTTGTAGATGCGGTACGCCGGGTAGTAGAACGACCTCACCACAGCACCGTCCTTGGAAACCTCGATCCACGCATCCTGCTCGTTGGGCGCCTTCAGGTATGACGCACGAACGCTGTAGCCGCGATACGGCGTGCTGCTCGTGTCGTATGCGACCGAATCGACCACATGATCGGGTGTGCCCTGGCTAGCCGGGCGGCTCGACGATTCGTTCGGACCTATCATAGACCCGCCTTGTCATTGATATGTTTTGATGGCCGAGCAGCAGCATCGCTTCCTCGACCGATTTGCACTTCGCAGCTGCTCGGGCACGAAGATCGTGATAGGTGAAACGCTCGTGACCGGCTTTGGCCCACCGTCGCTGATAGCGCTGCCAGATAGCTCGGAACCCATCGGACGTGTAGCGCTGCCCGTCGCGGCGACGAATCACATGCTCGCCCGGAGGTGCCATATCCACGCACTGCGCGAGCAAGGCGTCCAGCATCGGTGTGATTCGCACAGCCAGGCGCTTGCCGGTCTTGGCCTGCTTGAATCGAATCTTTCCCTGTTCGCGGTCGACCTGCGACCACAGCAAAGAGAGAATGTCGCCTTGTCGTTGGCCGGTGATCACGGACAGTTGCATGGCAAGCTTCATTCGCGGCGGGACCGTCGCCATGAAGCCGGCAAACTCTTCGTCGGTCACTTCGCGATCGCGGGGGCGTGAGCGATGCCGCTTCACATCCCGGCAGACGTTCCGATCGATCATGTACCAGACGCCGACCGCTTGAGTGAACGCGCACGAGAGAACCGCAAGTTGCTTGTTTCGCTGAATCCGACCCTTGCGAACGTTCATGAACTCCGCAAAGTCCCGAGGCTTCATCTCGTCGGCTACGCGCTGCCCAAACCAGCGCCGTAGATCGCGAACGTGCCGCTTGTAATCCCGCTGTGTGCGCTCGCTGAGTTCGTTCGGTATGTAATCCGCTTCGAAGCGGTCCAAGATGTCGTTGACGGTGACGGCCGTTGGTGTGTCCATGCGCGCAGTTTTGCGCTGAGCATGAAACATCACCAGCACGAATTAGGGGGCTAAAACACCACATATTATTTGTTGCTATTGGCATTTTTGTGTGCTTGGTAGAAAAAACGGATATCGTCAGGCGGCCACCAGAATCAGATATTCACGCTTCCACAAATAATCGAGCCATTGCCCCAGCGCTCTGAGTACTTCGGCATCCATCTCAGCGCGTGAGTAGCCGTGAGCGCCGTATCGACCGTCCAACTTCCCATGACAGCTGTCGCAACAGGGGATCGCGAAAACATCGACCGGCTTCTGGCCGATGCCAGCAACATTCCCTCGGCGGATGTGCGCAAGCACCGTCTGTTCGCGATCATGTGAGCACCCCTCAAGACGTAGGTAGCAAGGCTGTCCCCTAGCAAGATTTCGAAGATCACGCGGCATATCGTTCGACCTCTACTCGCAAGTCGTCCAGATCCAAATCGCCGAGGATCTTGGCGCACACCGTCATCGTCTCGCCGAACACCTTTGAGAACTCCATCTCGTCAAGGGCGTCGTAGGCGATCGACTTCGGGATGAGCGTTACTTCACCATCCAACGTGATCAGCTCGTCGACGTGTCCGGCCGCGATCTGCACCGCCTTCCGGAAGTGCTCGAAACTGGTGTAGCGCTCCTGATTCTCGAAGGTGAGATTCAGCAAAGCGAAGTACCGTTTGTGGTTCCTATAGTCACGCGGCTTTCTGACCGAGCACTTAAGTCTCTCGCCCATCTTCCAGCGCCGCACGGCTTGTTTGGCCGCTTCATCAGCGGGGACAAGGCCAGCGAGCGTTCGTGTGAGGAAGATGTCCATATCAGAAGGGGATGTCATCGTCGAAACCGCCGTCATCGGCCGGCGGTTGTGCCGATCGTTCCTGCTGCTTCGCTGGCCGTTCCCCCTGAGGCTTGCCATCCAACATCAGCATCTGACCAGCAATGATCTCGGTGGTGTATCGGTCCTTGCCTTCCTTGTCCTGCCACTTGCGGGTCTGCAGCTTGCCTTCGACGTAGACCTTAGAGCCTTTCCGAAGGTACTCGCCCATGATCTCGGCCAGCTTTTCGAAGGCCACGACAGAGTGCCACTCGGTTTTTTCCTTTCGATCGCCGGTCTGCTTGTCCTTCCAGGTCTCCGACGTGGCGATACGGATGTTGGTGACGGCCTTGCCATTCGGCATGTAGCGCTGATCGGGATCAGCGCCCAAGTGCCCGATGATCTGAACCTTGTTCAATCCGCTCATGCCGCTCTCCGATACTGCTGAACCTTTGCGATCGTCTCTTCCATCTCGGCATTGAAGGCCCGGACTGCCTCAGCGAGCCGCGCGATGTAGGCTTCGTCGCGGAAAACACGCTTTGCAAAAAGTGGCAATCCGGGCCAATAGGAAACGAAGTCGACCCACTCGCGTTCGGCGATCCACAACTGCCCCTGGCATTGAGCGCGGTGCTCGGCCGGCAGTTCGTCGTAGAGAATGCAGTCAAGCTGCAGATGCGGGAGCTTCGTTTTGATCTCGAGCATCCCATCGTCACCGATCAAACTATCGGGGCTGCAACCGGCGTCGCCCCGGCGAAGGAAGCCCACTTGCTGACACTCAACCTCGGCGATCATCTGGTACAAATCGCGGGCTTCGGCTTCCATCTCTTTGCCGCGGACCATGTGCTCGTTGCCGTAGCTCCACATGGGCTCTTTGGTGAGCCGTTCACCGATCAGCTTGAGCATGTACGTCCTGCGCGTCTTCGACTCGGCACCGCCGCGACCTTTGGCCATGACGGTGTCAAACTCGGACGCGGTCGGGATGCCGGCGCGGGCTTGATACCACTCCGGTGTTCCCTGCTCGCAGTTGAATACCTTGAGTTCCATTAGCGATTCCCCCGCGCTTTATCTTCGAGAGCCTGGAGCGCAGCCGTGTAGCGCTTTGCTTCAAGGTCGGACAGCTTCTCGACCTTGAGGAACTTGAGGAACTGCGCCTTGTTGGCGCCCACCTCGCTGATCTTGGCGTTGAGGTCTGCGGCCTGCTTATCTGTGATAAGTTCAGGGCCACCGCCGCCGGCTTTATTGCCGTCATCGTCGGCATCTTGGGCCGCGAGCCCGAGGATGGCAGTGGCTGTGTATCGTTCCAGATACGTCTTAGCACTGCAGCGCGCCTGAATGGCGTTGCGGCCTGGGCCGCTGTCTGGCCCCGAACCCATGGACACTGTTTCGAAGTGGCCCGCCGAATGACGAAGCGTGCATGTCACTTCCAGCCAGTCCTTCTCGTCCTTGGTAAGCTTCCAAGCGATGGTCAGGCCATGGGCGGACAACTTGGGGGTGACTGCGTCCACCACGTCGAACAGGTTCGCGTGCTTCTTCCCTTTCAGCGGACCTTCCTTGATCGTGGTGTTCTTTACGATAACGATGGCCTCTGCTTTGAAGGCGGCGAACGCCTCGTTGAATTGGCGACGCGCCTCGTCGGCTTCCCATTCCTTCTGCAGTTGCCGAAGCTCGCGCAGAGTCTCGACCGGTACCCCCTGCTGGACCGCATGCGCCAGCATTTGCATCGGATTCATGGGTTGCGTTGCTACGGCCCGCGTCTGGGCGGGTTCGATTGCCGTCGATTCAACAACTGCGTTCATTGCGTTCTCCTAAATTCTGCTTCGTCGCGCATGGTCGAACAGCACGCTGTTCCAGGTGCGCTTGCGCTGCGGGCCGAACAGCCAGCGCTTCAAGCGCGTACCTAGTGAAGCCGGCTTTGCCATCGGTACGCCGACGGGCTCGCCCAGCTTCGCCGCTGTTGGGAATCGAATGATCGTCGGGTTCATGACACGTACCACTCAGCAAGTTGGAATCCGAGCCACAGCGCAAAGGCCGCGGCGATGAGAGCAACTCCGATCTTCGCGGCTGTGCTCATGACAGGTCTTCCTCCACCGCATCCCGAGCGCGTTGACTGCAGCGCTCGCATATGACCTTGCGCACGAAGTCACGGAAAGCGATCAGGCGGTCCGCGGTGACATCCATCATCAGCTCCGACAGCAGCGCCTCGAGCTTCTCGTTCTGCTTGTCGTCCAGGCCGGTGACCGTGTCCACTAACACTTCGACGATGTCGACCTGGTCTTCCTGAGCGATCCAGCGCAGGGCCTCATCGGGGTTTAGCTCGATGTACTCGATGGGCGCCCCGTGCTTCACGTCACTGACGAGCTCAGCGCGCAGACGGGCCCACTTCGGATGTGCAACGGCGTTCACGCGACATCCTCCAGCTTCGGCTCATCGGCCACGCCGCTCGCGAAGTCGCGGCCGACGATCTGGTGCGGCTCGCGATCCAGCCAGCCGCTTTCCATGCTCGCCAGGAACTCCAGCCACTGCGGGCTGCGGTTGTCCATCTGGTCGGGATACATCTTCATGTGCTCAACCTCCGACAGCAGCCAGTCGCGGGTAATCGCGAGCAGCTTGTAACTTGTGAACACGTTGCCGATTGCTTCGCCGTTCACGAACAGGCAGAAGCCTCGGTTCCGGAAATCAGCTCTAACCTCGATGTCCATACATTCACCCAAGCCACGGCTGGCCAATGCAGCGCCAGTACGACAAGCGCGCTATGCGCTCCGCCTCTTTGTGATCGAACCGGTAGTTGTTCACGCGCAGGACATGCCGCATGAACCGGCCGAAGGTTCGATAGCGAGCGGGTATGCGGCGATGTCTCACGTTTTTCTCCAACCTTGACTATGCGGCTGGCGTGAATGTCAGCGCCTGCAACTCGGATCGTCGATTCATGATCGCGTCCAATTTCTGCTGGAACTCTAAGCGGATTGTCCGCTCTGTCTTGTCCAGCGCCTCAAGTTGCAACTTGATCGCCGCCTCGTCAGTCAGCGGCGGGAACGTCACATCAATGACGCCGGATACCCGCGCATACTCTCCATGGTCGGATTCTTGGCCGTCTTCGTTGTAAGAGACGGTCGATGGAAACTCGCCGGAGTGCGCGTAAGTCGTGTTCTTGTATAGCGCGATTTTCATATCTGTTTCCTACTCAGGTCCGTTCGTGAGAGTGCTACTGGGTGGCCTTAGCGATGGCAGCTTCGAGCGCATCCCATGCTTTAGCCTTTGCCATTCTTCCGCTCGGCCCGCCAAAGTTCTCTTTCACTACGGCTCGCGCCGCCTCCAGCAGCTCCGGCGCGGCGGCTTCCAGCTTGAGCTTGGCGTAGTGCTCGGCGCTCGGCGCGCGGTTCTCGACAACGGCGCGCTCCGATTCCGTCAGTTCCTGCCCCCAGCCACTGAAGATGAACTGCGCCTCAACACCTGTGACTTCACGGAAGGCGTCGGCGATTGCATTCCGCATCGGCGCGTCGGCTCCGCCAGGAAGATCGCAGCCAATGCCACCAATCTTGCAAAACCAAATGTCTTCTTTCATGTTCGTTCGCTCTCTGAGGGTGCGATGACTAGGCAGCCTGCAACGCCGCGATGGCTGCTTCACGGGTGTCACCAAAGCCTGCGGGGCTCTCCTGCAGGTTTATGAAGTCTGGCTTTACCGCGCACCAAGCGTTGCCATCCATGAATGTGCGCACGGTCGGGCCACCATGAGCGGGGCAGGCGAGGGCGGGCACAAACCCGGAATAGCGACCGTCTTCACGGCGCATGTCCTGCGTGTAGATGTTGAAGTACTCTCGGCACGGCGGGCGAACGCCATATGCAGGCTGATCGCAGAAACCCGCCGGCCCTCCCATGCTCCACATGGGCACAGAGCACTTGCCCTCGCCTTGCTCGTTCAGTTCTTCGTGATGTTTTGAAAGTTGCATCGTTCGGTCTCGCTCTAGGACTTGCTCGCCGCGTTGTTTGCTTCGATTGCTTTAGCTATTGCCATGAAGCAATGCGCCTTGAATCCTTCCGAGTTGAGTCCGCCCAGTGAGGCGATTGTCCTCGTGAGCTGCCGGAGCATCTCGTTGCTATCGATTGGCAAGCGCTCAGCGCTCATCAGTCGAGCCTCGTGCGGCGTGCGTACCGTGACGACGATCACGCCGGCCTCACGAAGCGCGTTCCGGTCGGCATTCGTTAAGCCGTGATTCTTCGGCAGTACGAGGATTTGTTTCTCAGCCACGTCGAACTCCTGATTTGAGCCTTGGCTATGCGTTCAGCGTCACGACGACGGTGCGGACCATCGTCCCGGAATCTTTGAACGCACCCTCTGGCAGCTCGTCGATCACTCCATCGGCGGACTCGACCAGCGCGCGGAATTCGTTCGTGAGGCGATCACCGCGGAAGGTCACGCCGTTGCTCATCACAGAAACGAGGCGTCCGCCAGGCTTCAGGAACTTGAAGGCGTGCATGACGTGCTTGATGTCCTTCTGCCGGGAGAAGGGCGGATTCATCACGACGCGGTCGTAGTCGCCACTCGGCTCGACGGTCAGGAAGTCGCCGCGAGTCACAGTGCCCAGCTTCATATCGCCGGCCAGGGCGGCGTAGTTCGCCTCCATGAGCTCGATGCAATCCGGCTTCGCGATCTCCGCAATGGCATAAGCGATTGCGCCCTTGCCGGCGCTCGGCTCCAGTACCTTCATTCCAGGCTGAATTGCGGCCAGTTCCATTAGTTCGGCTACGATCGCTCTTGGAGTCGGAAAGAACTCGAATTCATCCTTGGCGATCGTCACCTCGCCGGTGAGCAGCACCTGCTCCAGCACATCCACGGCTTCGCCGTCGCACGTATGTGCTTTGGCCTTGCGGTTCCACTTCCAGCCGGCGGCCTCCAGCACCTTGTTGACTGCCACGTAAGTGTTGCGATCAAGCTGGCCCTGCAGCACCAGGGAATTGCCGCTCAGTTCGGCGGCACTCAGCACGGAAAGGATTTCGTTACTTACTCTCATGTTTGCTACTCAGGTCTCGATCTGTTAGCGGGGCGCGTAGCCGGACTCGGCCAGCGCTTTACGAATCTGTCCACCTGCGGCGATCATGTGATACGCCTCAGCATCATCGATCGAGTTCGACCGATAGTCGTTATAGGTGGAGCGCTTCAGGAACTGCGCGAAGGCCATCGCCTCGGCACTGGTGAGTACCACCTTGATCACGACGGATTTGCTCATCGCTGCTTGCTCCAGAGCTCGACGCCGACGCGCGAGGTGAAAATGATTCCGTCGCCGTAGAAGCCGCTGTCCTTCATCTGCTGGCCGAGGCCGGCTTCGACGTAGTAGGGACCGCGGGCCCAGCGAGTGCGGACGCCAAGGACATCCAACGTATCCTCCTGGTTGCTCGGGCCGAACGGCGGCCCAAGCAGCGGGTGGCTCAGGTGTTGGTGCTCCAGGCTCACGCTCGTCGGCGCGAGTCCGCAGCCGGTGAGCGCGAGAGCTGAGATGGCGATGATGCGTTTCACTGCTTCCCCGGGTGAGCGCCTGGCGCTCGTTCGTTTACCGTGGGCCCATCATCTTGCACGCGTGCAAGGATGTCAATACGTCAATGCAAGATTTTATGCGAACGTGCGCACGGAGCGATTCCGTGGGCAGGACGCAGGGGGTGGAGGGGTGGGAGCGGTAGGCTAATTACCGCTTTGCACGTTCAATCGATGTGACGTTGCCAGTCCGGTAGGCTTCTTCGAGCCGCCTCTTGTGCTCTAGAGCGCGATCGATCTGCTCCGATATCGCGTAGTAATCCTCTTTTGGCAGGCTCTCCAGGCGCTGGGCAAGCAGGATGGTGGACAGTTTGTAGTCAGTTAATGCCTTTTCTGCGTCCGATGACATGGGCTCACCTCGCAGAAGGGGCTTCGGTAGCCCGAAGGTATGGTGAGTCGCATCGACAGTATCCGGCCCGACCTCCTGGAGCCCTCTCAAAATACGAGACAGAGTGGCTTCTGAGATGGGGTGGCCTTTCGCCTTGTAGTGTCGAGATACTGCCCCGAGGTTCAGCCGGCCGTCGTTCCGCCACAGCTCCTTGTAAGGCTGTGCGGCGGCCTCTATCAGGTCTTTGAAGGATCGTGGTTGCTTGGCCATCGCCGAAATGGTGGTCGGGTCCGGAAGCGCGGACAACCAATCTTGCATGGATGTATTGCACTCCTTGCGTCGATGTAATAAGTTGGCGCTTATGCCCACAGATCTCGCTTCCGTGATTCAGGAATTGATTGGCTCTGGCGTGAATGAAAGCCAGATAGTCACCACGCTCAACGCCGAGGGTGTCGAGGTGTCCTTGCCCACGATCAACCGAATCAAGAACGGACTCATTAAGCGGACTCGCTTTGACATTGGTAGTGCTCTGGTGCGCCTTCACAAGAAGCGCGTTCGTCCCGGTCGTGCAGCCTAACCCTCGCTGAGGGTTGTGTTTCCTCGCAGTCATCATCGCCCTCACATTTTTATTTGCCCATAACCAGCATATACAAATGGATTCCAAAGATAGGAAACAGTTGGATTTGCTAGGCGGGCGGGGACGTGAGCCGCACGTAGAGGAAGTGACGCCACAGCTCATCCGCTCGATCGCGCGAAAGCCTACGCTTCTGGACGCGTGGAACATGGCCTGCGCTGACTCGGGGTTGCAGGACAAAGAAATCTACGGGCCATTGAAGATCGATCAATCGCACTGGGGAAAGATCGCTAAGAACAATGCGAGCCCTCCAGCGGATCATCGATTCGTTCAATTCATGGATGTCGTCGGTAGCGAGTATCCGCTGATCTGGCTTGCCGAGAAGCGGGGTTACGATTTCCTGTCCATGCGCAAGCATCGTTCCGATCTTGAGCGGCAGCTTGAGGAAAAAGAGAAGGAAATAGCCGCCCATAAGAGAACCATCCAGTTGCTGGTGGAAGCGCGGGGCACTGTATGAGTTCGTCCGCCCGCTCATCCGTGCTGACTAACGTGGATCAACGTTGTAATACCGCCGTAACGTCCCTGCAAGAGTTTCCCACTAGCGGCTTCTACGCACGGTCTACGCTGCTGTCGGCGATGACAGGTCAACGGCTTAAGGGATTCGCTCAGGCTCGAAATTTACCCCGATATATTTCGCCACGCAGTTCACGGTTCGCGCCGAATGTTCGTTGTGTGGCGCGTCGATTTGTTTCCTCGTTGATCCCCCAACTCGGCGCGGCTTCGGTCGCGCCTTCTCTTTTTGGGAGTGGAGCATGAGTTGCGAAACGACTCAGGAGCAGCAAGTGCTCACGTCTCGTTGTTCGCACGGCGACACATGGACTCACATCGGCGATGTCGCTGATTCCGTTTGGGATGAATTGAATCGCGTCAGGGACCGCCATGACGAGACGATCGACGCGATGAGAGTTCACAACGGAATGACGCTCGATGAGTACTTGGCCAGCAAATGACAAAGCTCCCCTTCATGCCAATGTTTGTAGATGACTTCTTCGGCGGCACGATGCGCTGGAGGGGCGAGGCGCAAGCCCTGTATGGACTGCTACTCATGCATCAATGGGCGAGCGGGCCGTTACCCAAGGACCTGACCGAGATCGCAGACGCTGTTCGCTATGATGAGAAGCAGTTCCGCAAGCTCTGGGAGACGGTCCAGAAGAAGTTCCGCCTGACCAGTGACGGCTGGGTGAATCTTCGTCTCGAAGAGCATCGCGAAAAGTCTCGCCAATTGGCTGCCACCAGAGCCGAGATCGGCAGTCGCGGCGGCAAAGCAAGCGCTCAAGCAAAAGCTCAAGCAAAGGTTCAAGCAAAGGTTCAAGCAAATGAGCAGCAAACGGCAAGCAATAGCTCAAGCAATAGCTCAACCGACGGTGAACCGCAGGTCAACCAAACGGGTAAGCAAATTTCAACCATCCAATCCATACCATCCCTAAGAGGCTATTCAGGAGGGAAGGTATGAGTCTGAACACGCCGTATCAGTCTGGATTAGACCTCCCTCCTGATCAGCCTCTTAGTCCGGACGCGCGCGAAATTTCAAACGGCTGGTTGGACGTTTTGCCGTCGACCGGGGAGGTTCGACTGAGGGATTACCAGACCGATCTGCTGGCCCGGATCGCCGTCACTCTGCGCACCCATCGCCGGATCTGCGTGCAGGCCCCGACGGGCAGCGGCAAGACCACGGTGTTCGCGGTGTTGATTGCTGCTGCTGTGGCTGCAGGGCTGCGTGTGCTGGTGCTGGCAACGCGCACGCGGCTGGTGCGGCAGATTCACGACCGGCTCGACTCGATCGGCATTCGCCATGGCGTGATCGCTGCATCGCTGCCGGGGCTTACGGCTTGGACGCAGCTGGTGCAGGTAGCGAGCGTGGATACGCTGTACCGCCGGTGTGTGGCGAGCAGCAAGATGCCGTTGCCGTTTGCCGACGTGGTGGTGTTCGATGAGGCGCATTTGGCGCTCGGTGCGAGTCGCCAAGCGATTCTAAATCGCTACCCGAATGCGTGGCAGTTTGGGTTTACCGCGACGCCGGCCAAGACCAGCGGCGCCAGCCTTCGGGACCAGTTCGATGCGCTGATCCTCGGCCCTTCTGCGGCCGATCTTGTCGCGGCCGGTACGTTGGTTCGGCCGCGAATTTTTAACACGCCGATCGTGAGCGCGAAGGACCTGAAATCGGTCGGGACCGATGGCAAGACCGGCGACTACAAAACTGGCAAGTTGTCATCGCTGATGAGCCGGCCGAAGCTGATCGGTGACGTGGTGGAAAACTGGCTGGCCATCGCGAACGGGCAGCGCACGCTGGTGTTTGCATGCGACAAGGCCCATGGCGCCGAACTGCTGCTGAAGTTCCGACAGGCCGGCATCGCGGCCGAGCAGCTGACGGACGACGATGACGACGACACGCGCGAGGAAGTGATTGCGCGGCTCGAGGCCGGCGCCACGACCGTCGTCATCAACTGCTTCTTGCTGTCCTACGGGATCGATATCCCACTGGTCGACTGCGTGGTGCTGGCCCGTCCGACGCGCTCGGTGGTGATGTACCTGCAGTCGATTGGCCGGGGGATGAGGCCGGCGCCAGGCAAGGAATATTTCACGTTGATCGATCATGGCCGTGTGATCGATAGCCTGGGCCGCCCGCTGTACGACCGCGATTGGTCGCTGGACAGCGCATCCAACGTCAACGCCGAAGCCCGCGAGCGCATGGAGCGCCAGTCGGCCGAAGAAAAACCGCGGACCTGCAAGGAGTGTAAATGCTCGTGGCTGATCACCGAGGAAGGTGCGAACTGTCCGAACTGTGGTTGGCATCCGACGCCTATCGCAAAGCCTGTGCAGGTGGTCGATGCGCAACTTGTGGAGTCGAAAGAGGCGCCGTTCGATCGGGAGGCGATGGAGAGGTTTTTCCGCGAGGCGTGCCAGTGGTACGCCAATCGTTGGCCGGATCGTTGGCAGGAGAAACCTAACTCGGGCCGGTACTGGGCATGGTCACAGACGCGCACGAAGTTCAAGCGTCCCGAGGATGAGGCTATCCCGCGTAGGTTCTGGGATCTGCAGTTGCGTCCGACGAGCGTCGAGACTGCCGGCTGGTTGAAGTCGCAAATGATCCGTTACGCCAAGGGCAAGGCGAAGGAAGCGGCGAGGGTCGCAGCATGAAACCTCTGAAGTGGGACTCTCACGCGATCCACGCAACGCTTGGTCCGGATGGTTGGCGCAACGTGCTGCTCAGCGCAGGACTCAGTGAACGCCAGCTCAGCAAGAAGAACGGCCCTTGTCCGGTCTGCACCGGAAATGATCGTTACCACTTCAGCAACAAGTACGGCCGAGGCGATGCCTATTGCCGGAATTGCGGACACCTCGACGGATTCAAGCTGCTGGTTGGCGCGCTGGGCATCGACTTTGCCGAAGCGCGGCGCCGCGTGATGAGTCTGGCCGGTTTGAGTGATGAGGAACATCAGCCGATTGCACTCATGGCGCCGGCCGCAGTGGAGCCAGAGCAGCCAGCAAGACCAACACAGCGGGTTCGCGCACTGATCCGCGAGAGTTGCGCCATCGAGGATTGCGAGCCAGCGATGTTCTACCTGGACAGCCGCGCACTGTGGCCGCTGCCGCAGGGTCATGGCTTGAGAGCGCACGCCTCGGTCGAGTATTGGCAGGAAGGCAAGCGCATTGGCCGCTACCCAGCATTGATAGCCGCAGTCAGGGATGTGTCCGGCGAACTCGTCACCGCGCACGTGACGTACCTGACGCCGCTGGGCGCGAAGTTGTCCAACTACGAACCGAGGAAAATCCTCTCGGCGATGACCGCGAGGGAGGGCTGCGCGGTTCGTCTCATGCCTCACGGTGACACGCTCGGGATCGCAGAAGGAATAGAAACAGCACTCTCTGCCGCGCGCATGCACGAGCTTCCTGTATGGGCCGCGCTCAATACCTCGCTGCTGATGAAGTGGGAGCCGCCGCACAACGTGAACAAGGTCGTGATCTTTGCTGACCGCGATGTCGCCGGCCTAGATGCGGCATCGAGGCTGATGGAGCGGTTGCAGGGTCGCGTGAATCTATCGATCAAGACACCCGTATCGAAGGATTGGAATGACGCATTGAGGAGTGCAGCATGATCTACACCTGCGAGCGATGCACCCAGCAGTTTGAGCGGCCCACCAAGAAGAAGGGCTACCGCTACTGCTCACAGAAGTGCGCAAACCTGCGTCAGATCAAGATCACTGCGAGGCAGCTGCGGCCATACGCTGAGAAAGGTTTGCGAGCCGGGTACATCTGCCTGCAACTCAAAGTCAGTCGAGCCACCTTGCTGAGAGCGATGCTTGAGCACGGGATGCATCGTCTGTGGGCTTCGAGGCGGTACAAGAAATGTTTATCCCAGACGGTTGGCAACGGCTCAGCGACTTTGCCATCCGAAACGGTGATTTCACAATCTGCCGTGTCGGCTTAGCTGACGGCTGGAGGTTCGAACTGTGGAAATTCAGAGAGCAACTAGCGGTGAACTTGGCCAGCGTAGACATGGCAATCGAGGTGTGGCGTGAGTCATCCAATCTTCCACCTGGGTGAAGTGGCGCGCATCGGCCCGTATGTTTCGGACCGCAGAATGATCGGCAGTGTCTGCAGCATTCGCGCAATGATGTTGCCGATCAACGGAGAGCATCGATACGGGGTGAGTACTCCGAGCGGTCTCTACGGAATCGTGCTGGAGAACACCTTACGCAAGGTGTTCGAGCGCGGTCGATGGAGTGATCCCGCTTGTGTGTGGCGCCCGAAGCGGGAGGCGCGATGAACGTTGGTGATCGCTGCTTCATCAAGCCAAGCACGAGCGTGAAGCGCGCCTCGTTTCACCGCGGCATCGTAACGGGTGGTCTGGAGATGCGGGACTACTACGACGACTTCGGTGAACTGCAGGGCCAGCGTCTTGCGTACAAGGTGATGGTGAACGGCGAGGAGTACTGCGCTCCGCCGGGCATGCTGGAGGCGCGATGAGCGAGCCGGGCACGACAAAGGAGCGAGGCACGCGATGAAAGAAGTAGCACAAGTTGGCCGATTGGCAATGCGCCACGAAGGCGAGAACTGGAACGCGTACTACGCGATGCCAGGCACGATGGAAGGCGCGATTCCTCTTGGTTCGATTCGCATGGGCGCGGTGGTTAATAACCAAGCGCGCAAAGACGCTTTCCTGGTGATGATGCGTGACATCGTCGCCGACATCATCGAAGAGAACACCGGATATCGGCCAACCTGGGGCGGGCCGCAAACAGCCCCTCAACACGAGCGCGCCGGCAACGGCTGAGGATCGAAGCATGAGCAATCAAGAAATTGAGAGCGAAATCCAGGCGAAGGGCCTGACCGCACCACGCGTGACACCGCAGCGGATCGAGGAAGTCATCGACAGCGAGCACTACTTCACCGCGCTCGACGGCGTTGATGGTCACTACCGAGGCGGCCCCGAGGCCCAAGGCGTCAAGAACGCCCGCGCACTTGGCCTGCTGACCTTCTGCGTCATCGTGCTGAAGAACGGCTTCACCGTCACTGGCGAGTCGGCCTGTGCGTCGCCGGAGAACTTCAACGCCGAGCTTGGCCAGAAGATCGCGCGCCAGAACGCCATCACTAAGATCTGGCCGCTCGAAGGCTACTTGCTCAAGCAGCAGTTGGCGGCCTGAGTCATGGACCCAGGCACCGGGAAGATCTATCACGTTGCCGATGAGGCCGAGGCCCGCAAGCGCGGCCTCGTGCCCGTTCGGCGGGACCTGACCAACCGCGAGAAAATGGAGCAGCAGATCCGGATGTATTCTCCTTGCGGTTGTGGCAGTGGGAAGAAGTTCAAATTCTGCTGCAAGGTGCGTTCGTGACCGAGCAAGTCCCGTCGAAGGAGTGCGCCATATTGAGCTCCATCCAGTGTCAGCGGCATGACTGCCAGGCAGCGCGCGAAGATCTGCGTAGAGTCGAATCCGCCCGCGTTGCCATACTCGCCGAGAACACTTACTACAAGCAGCGAGTAGCGGATCTAACCGAGGAACTGAGGCAGCGTGAAGATCAGCTGCGCCTTGCTCTTGACCAAGCTAGAGCCGCCGCCGAGCCGGCGGCTGTTCCAACAATGCCGGGCGAACTCGCGCGGCACATTGAACGTAAATTCATGGTCGCCGTGATGGAGGCTGACGACGCATTCCAAAAGGCCGGTGCGACCGGGACGAAAACATGGATCCGTGATTTCCTGCTGAGTCGACTGGAAGCGAACGGACTTGGCATCGGAATGAAGGAGCACGTACGAGCCGCCCAACCTCCGGGAGATGACCATGCCTGATCGCGTCAACCATAGCATGGCTGTGTGGCAGTGCCCCCGCTGCGGAAGTCTTGAGACATGGGACGTTCCGGAGGTTCGGACATACACGATCTCTGCCCGGCATTGTCTTTGCGAGGGGTACCGGGATGGCATAGAGGTACGCTGGATACGCGCGCCGCTGAACGACCTTGCCACGATGCTGGATCAGGAGGAGGCAGAAATGAATAGACGACATCGGATGCTTGCTAAAGCACGCAAGGCGATGGCCGAGGTCAATTGGAACGAACAGCATCGGGCGGACGACCATGCTGGATAACTCCGTTTCCCGTGTCGGCACGCTGCTGTTCAAAGGCGGTCAGATCTACATCGACGGCTGGGAACTGACAGACGGCGGGATGTGCCGCGAGCATGTGATCTTTGCGTGCCTGTACGTGGCTCAGGAACTGATGAAGGCGGCTAGCGCGACCATCGCGGCTCCCGGTGGAGGAAAGAATACCTGCGCTGACATGCCCGCCGACACGCCGCGAGACTGGCTCTGTCCAGAAACGCAGGCGTTCTATGCGATGTTCGGTGGCGATGGAGACTCTTCCGAGGTTACAGGCGATCAACTCGCGACTGACTTCGATCGCGGGTATGCGGAAGGGTACAGCGATGGATGTAGCGACTCGCCAGTAGACGTTCGCGCCGTCGACTGTCCCGCATGTGGCAAACCGATGAGCGAACACAAGGGCGACCTGAAACCCGACGCAGTGTTGTGGTGCCCATGAGCTTCAAGCGCCGCTCCGACAAGCCAGACGCTCCGACGCAGAAGATCGTCGATGAGTTGCGAGCGCTGCACTTCGATGTTGAGCCGATCGGGCGCCCGGTAGACCTGCTCGTGCGTGCTCCAGGTTGGCCAATGAACAGCTGGATGCTGCTTGAGGTGAAGCGGCCAGCGAACAAGCGCAACGATCCGCGGCTAGACAAGCGTCAGAAGGCGCAGGCCGAGTTCTGCTCGCGCCACAGCGTTCCGTATATCACCAGCACCGAGCAGGCGCTGGACGCCCTTGGATTCAGCCAGGCGATGAGGATTCAATCGTGAGTGCAGTCATGGCCGAAGAAACGACTGAAGAATTGCCGTCGCTCCATTGGCGTGATCTGAACTCGCTGCTGGAGTATTGGGGTCGTGCCCGATGGCGCGTTGGACTGTCGGGCGGGTTCCCGCAGCAGTCCATGACAGTCGGCCGGGTGGAGCTCTACGAGCCGCGCGATTGGTTCCAGGTTTCACAGCTGACAGCTCAGGGGAAACAGAATCCCTACTATGGCGGGCATCGGATCCTGTCCGAATCATGCTGGTACGTGTCGCCGACACTGCTGGCCGTGAACAAAGCGGTTAACGTGTTGCCCGAGCCACAGTTTCAGGCGATTGCCGTCAACTACGCCATGGGTGCGGTGTACGCCCGCGAATTCACTAGGACGGAAAAGGCGGCGGTTCTCGGGATCAAGCCCGAGGCTATGGATGAGCGGTTGCGCCGGGCCCGGAAAACACTTGGTCGGATGCTTGTTAACTTTCGAGAAGAGGCACGGCTTCGAGCCAAGCTTGGGAAGGTGCTTGAGATTTGACAAGCGACGGGGGAATTAATATAAAGCGCGCATCGTCAAAGTTTTGTCCCAAAGCCCCGCCCCGAGCGGGGTTTCTTGTCTCTGGCCCCCAACCACCCGGCACGACGCTCACTCGCACACTTAGGTGCCCGGGGTGCGTTCGGGGCCATCTAACCTGGAGCGTCGATGCGCCTATCTCTGACTGCCGCTGTCGTGGCGGTTGGCCTGTGCGCGCTGGTTGCTGGCGCGGCGACGACCGTGGGAACCATGGAGCCGACGACTGGCACCTGGCGTGCGTATCGCGGATCAGGCTTCACGACGCTGGTGTGCTCGAACTCGTCTGAGGCAGCGATGCTCGCTTGTATCGAGGCGGATGCCGAGCGCCGGTCGACGACTACGCGCTATCAGCTTCGGTACCCGAACCGGTACGTGACGGTCACTTACAGCGCATCGCCGCCGCCCCCACCTCCGCCGCCAACTACGGCATGGAAGTTTTGCGCCGCCGAGTATCAGACTTGCTCGTTCACCGGCACACGCCGGGTGAGGTTTGGGCTGAATACGTCATGGGTCGAGCGCGACCTGACGGCTGTCAACGGATCGGTGCCATGCCGGATTGCGACGTTTGGCAGCGATCCGCTTGTCGGTGTGGCCAAGCGCTGCGAGCTCCGAAACACAGATTCGCCGCCAGCCACTGGAACGGCAACGCTGTCATGGACGCCGCCGACACAAAACACCGATGGCTCGGCGCTCACAAATCTTGCCGGCTATCGGATCTCATATGGCGCATCAGCTACAGAGTTGATCTTGACGGTTCAGGTCTCAAGTCCAGGCGCGTCAAGTTACACGATCAGTAATCTCTCGCCGGGCACGTACTTCTTTGCGGTTCGTGCCTACACCTCTGGCGGCACTGAGAGCGCGAATTCGAATGTAGGCTCGAAGGTCATTTTGTGATCGCTGGCCACGGCAAGTTACTCACTGCTAACCAGTCGGCACGTTTTGCCATACTTGATTCGATGGATCGCGAGCAGGTCATCGAGATGATCGTGCGCGGTCTACAGTCGGCCGATCGCGTGTGTGAGATGCACAAGTTTGGCGGCTCGTCACCTGACGGGCTTTGGTATTTGCTCAACGGAGTGCAGCCGTACAGCAAGCGCTGGCCGCGGCGCGCGTGAATGAGCTTCCTTCTTACGCGCTCATCAGTGGTCGCCGGTATTGACGGCGGTGCTGATAACGATGGCTTAGTTGTTAGCGACTACGCCAACTATGACCCTGACGATGCCCAGATCATTTCACTGGACGTTAACAGCACGATCCCGAATTGGGGCACCAACGGCGGTGCGAACATCACGTTCGCCGATGAGGCATGGTGGAGCGGGACTGCGCCGGTGGCGACGATGTTTCCGCCAACGTCGGGAGAACAGGGAAGCGGATTTGGCGGTCTGCCGTTCTGGAAGAACGGGACAAAGGCGGTTCGACAGCTAAACTTTCGCATCGAGCTCAAGGTTTCAGATCTCTTTTGCGCGGAAGCGACGAACTATCCGAAGTTCTTCATCTTTCGCTGCGCCAATGCGCTCAGTCCATCGGCGGAGTTGAACTACCGCCCCATGATCTTCATAGCGCACGGCAATCAGGATGCGGCGCTCGGTGCGGCGGATTCGATTGTTTTCGCCCCTGCGATTGGCACGCTGCGGATGTTCTCATCGACGAACATGGTTCCAGCGCCGGACTACATCGATCGTATGAACGGATCAGGAGGCGATGACACAGATCCCGGCACTCACTGCATCATGGCGCAGCCACTGTATGTGGCGGCGAGCGCCGGTACCGATACTGCGGGAAATCCCATCATTGATGCAGACGAATATCTGTGCATGGAGATCCGGTTGCAGATGATGAGCACGGTAGATGAGCCAGACGGCTTCGTCGGCTATCGCCTGCATCGGCGTAATGGGACGTATGTCGAGCGAGGTTGTTCGATTACCTGGGATGCGGCCTATCCCGTCGATGGCCTGTACATCGCCGACATCGATACGTTCGGCGGCGGCTACTACAACGGCGCGAACAGCGGCTCAGCGAGCCTTTGGACCAAGGCTGGCCGAAAATTCACGATGGGGTTTAATGTGCAGCCCACGGTCGGCCGTGCGTGGATGGGACCTCCCACCGGGTTTGTGACCTGAATGGCTAAGAGCTGTACGCGCCTGACCGCGGGGATTGAGTCCGCTGGCAGTGGAACAACGGTAAATACCGCTTCGGTCTCGCCCGGAGCGAACTCGGCAATCATCGTTGCGGTTGTACATTTCAATGGCGCACCGATGGCTGTGTCTGGTTTGGGCCTGACCTGGACAACCAAGATCAATGCTTTCAGTTATGCAACTGATCATTACATCTCGGTGTTCGTCGGATATGGATCGCCATCTGCGGCCGCCATTACCCTGACGTACGATGACGGAACATTTCTGGCCTGGGTGGTGGACAACATCACCGGAACGATCAGCAGCACGCCGACAAATGCGAACACGGCTACAGGAAGCGGCACAGGCACCACCGCGTTAGCTACGTTAGGTGCGTTTGCTGATGCGGCCAATGGAACCTGGGGGTACTGCGTTGCTCAGGACGCTGTCGCTCTGACGGCAGGCACAGACTTCACTGAAGTCGCACAGCGTACGGGGTTGTTCGACTTCGAAGACAACACCATCTTTCGTGACAGCAACGACACGACGGCTGATGTGACTCTGTCGGGTTCCGCGGCTTGGGGGATAGCCGCGCTTGAGGTTGTGGATTCGGCAGGCGGTTCGGCTACAGGGAGAGGTCCACTAGTTGGTGGAAAGCTTGTTGGCGGTAACCTATTGGTGCGAAGGCTATGAGAGATATCACGATAGGCGAAACCTTCGATGTCAAGTTCACAACGACAGAGCCAGACACTGGCGCGCCAGCAACGCTGGCGGGGACGCCTGTCGTCTCTGCATACGTTGGGAACTCCACGACGCAGATCACGGCCGGCATCACACTGAGCGTCGATTTCGATGGCGTGACCGGACTGCATAACGTACGCGTGGTGGCTACGACGGGCAACGGATATGCAGATGGGACAGACGTTTCTCTGGTGATCACCACGGGTACGGTGGACGGTAATAGCGCCGTCGGCTACGTCATTGAGAACTTCACTATTGGCAGAAGTGCGGCCAACGTTGCACTGAAGCCAGTCGCGCGTGCCACCTATCTGGCAGACACGACAATTGCGACACTGGATACGCAAACCAGTTTTACCTTGACTACAGGCAGCGCCGACGACAATGCCTATAACGGCCAAGCATTCATTTTCACGGATGTCAGCACGGCCACACAGAAGGGCATTGCCTTTGCCAGCGACTACACCGGATCGACAAAAACGGTCACGCTCGAGGCCGCGCCGATCTTCACGATTGCCGCGACGGACCTGGTGACGGTCGTTCCCGCTGGCGGCTCGACGAGCGTACCGGTCACGGCTCAGCTGGCAGACAACGGGATCACGGCCGCGAAGATTGCAACAGGTGCGATCACCTCGGCGACGTTCGCTGCGGGCGCCATTGATGCAGCGGCCATCGCAGCCAACGCCATTGGGGCGTCAGAGCTGGCAGCAGATGCCGCGACTGAGATTGCCACCGCCGTGCTTGCTGCTGCTGCTGCCGACCCGATTGACGCCAACATTGAGCAGATCAACACCGTGGCGGTCACCGGCGATGGACAGACCGGCACAGAATTCTCGGTGTAAGCCATGGCCATCGGCGCCATCTGGGGCGAGATTTGGAACGAAGCCATATGGAATACCGCCATATGGTCACAGGCCGCAGCGAGCGACACCACGCCCGATGCGTTCTCGTTCACGGACATCAGCGGCGCTGCACTGTCGACGGTCTACACCTCGGCCCCCATTACGGTCACCGACATCGATGCGGCAGCAGCCATCACCATCACGGGCGGCACGTACGACATCAACGGTTCGGGTACTTTCGTCAGCACCGAGGGCACAGTCAGTAACGGTGATACGGTACGAGCTCGAGGAACGTCCTCTGGATCGTACCTCACCGCAGTGGATGTCGAAGTCACGATCGGCGGTGTGTCGGATACGTTCTCGATCACAACTCAGTCAGAGCCTCACGCGGTATATGGCATGAACAAAATCTCAGTTGGACTAGGACTCGGACTATGAGCGGAAACCCCAAGGTCAGTCGAGAAGTCAGTCCAGCGGCGGGTAGCATCAGTGTGACGGCTTCGGATACGACAGTGTTTGACCCGCCCGGCCGGGCAGTATGGGTCGGCGGCGCGGGCAATCTCGCGGTACGGATGGCCGGCGATGAGAGCACGCCAACGTTCGTTGGTGTGCAGGCTGGCACCATGATTTCCATCTGCGTGGACAAGGTGCTGAGCACCGGCACCACGGCCACCAGCATCGTGCTGCTGCGCTGATGCTCGGGCGTTTGGATGTCCAGTTGCTCGGTCCCGCAGTAGGCGAGGCCGTGATACCGCGGATCGTCGAGGGATCGGCCTTGCGCATCACGCTGCGCCCGTTGAGCGCTGACTTGGCCGCCACGATCCCAACCTCGATGCGCTGGCGCCTGGACGATTTGAGCCAGGGCACGGCTATCGTGGACTGGACCAGCCTCACGCCGGCCACATCGGTCAACGTCGTTATCTCGAGTTCCCAGAATGCCATTCGCAACGGGATGTGTGTCGAGCGCCGTCAGTTCGTGGCCGAGGCCGCCGACGCAGACGGGCCGATCCGCAAGACGATCGAGTTCGACATCGAGAATATCCAGGGCATCCAATGACCGCCAAGCAAGACGACCGCTACGCCTACGTCATCGACCAAAGCTACGCGATGCTTGAGGAGATGTGCGGCACGCTGGGCATCAGCATGTCCGAGTTGATCCGCGAACTGCATGCCAAGCAGCAGCTTGTCGACATCCGGCAGAGCATCGTGAGCAAGCAGCGGGTTGAGGTGCCGAATTGAAACTGCTGCCGCGTATCCAAGCCGGCAACGCGCTGCCGAAGTCGTGGCTATGGATTGGGATCATTGAGTATCCAGCCATCCTGCCGGAAGCAACCCGGCGTCAGTGCTACGAGGCGATTCTGCTAGTCATCAGGCTGCCGTCTTTTGGCTATCACTATGTCATCGACAAGGATCGTGAGGTGTGGTGCCAGTTAGTGCTTCGATGGCATGGCTGGTACGGCTTCCGGATGGAATGGGTGGAAGACACGAGACTTCACGGAGTTGGGATAAATGGCTGAGGCGCCCAACAAAGCCGGTAGACCAACCAAGTACGACCCCGAATACCCTGAAAAAGCCAGGAAGCTCTTCGAGCAGGGGTGTACTGATAGGGAAGTGGCTGAATTCTTTGGCGTTCATGAAACGACGCTTAGGAATTGGTCAGCCGAATACCCAGAATTTTTCATGGCGCTAAAGCTTGGCAAGGCTGCGGCGGACGATCGTGTTGAGAAATCTCTGTACCAGCGCGCGCTGGGGTACTCGCACGATGCCGTGAAGATCCTCCAGAACAACGGCGAGCCTGTCGTTGTGCCGTACGTTGAGCATTACCCGCCAGACACGACAGCCGGCATCTTCTGGCTGAAGAATAGGCGCCCGGATCAGTGGCGGGACGTGAAGGCAGTTGAGCACTCAGGGTCCATCAAGCATCGGCATGTCAGCGAACTTAGCGACGAAGAACTTGCAGCTATCGCCACAGGACGCAGCACAGGAACTGTTGAGGCGACGGATAGCACGCCGGAACCTTCAAGCGTTCACTGAGTACACGACGCTCGGATGGCAGGCTGGCAAGATTCACCGGGTCATATGCGAGCAGCTGGATAGGGTTGATCGCCGAGAGATCGACCGGCTCATGCTGTTGTGTCCGCCCCAGCACGGTAAGAGCACGGCGGCATCGAGACGGTATCCGGCCTACCTGCTGGGCAAGAACCCGCAGCGTGAAGTGATATCAGCGAGTGCGACGGCACAGCTGGCGGAAGAGTTCGGCCGCGATGTGCGCAACTGCATCGCCTCTATGGAATACCAGAAGCTGTTTCCAGAGACACGACTGGCCGAAGATTCGCAAGCAAAAGGCCGCTGGAACACGGAGCACGGCGGCGGCTACTACGCGGTCGGTATGGGCGGCGCGCTGATGGGCCGAGGCGGCGAGTTGGCGTTGATCGATGATCCGTTCGCTACGTGGGAAGACGCGCAGAGCAAGTCGTCCCGTGATCGGGTCTGGGACTGGTATCAGGGCACACTGTACAACCGGGTGCGACCGGGTGGCGCGATCATCCTGATCCAGCACCGCATGCACGAAGACGATATTGCTGGCCGGCTGATTGAACGCATGAAGGCCGGTGGCGATCAATGGGAAATCGTTTCGCTCCCGGCACACCTGGATGATCCACCTTGGCCTGAGCGGTATGACCGTGCAGCGCTTGAGCGAATCAAGGCTAATTCAACACCGATGCAGTGGTCCGCTTTGTACCAACAGAATCCAGCGCCAGAGGAAGGAACGTACTTTCGCCGCGAGTGGTTCGAGCCGAATTGGTACGACCCGAAGAAACTAACCGGCGATCTCAGCAAGTGGATGACGTCTGACTTTGCAGTGACCGCAGCCGCGGGTGATTACACCTCGCTTGGCGTGCACGGCTGGGATCAGGACGGCGACTTGTATCTTGCGCTCGATTACTGGGGCGGTCAGACCACGCCGGATATCTGGATCGATGAGTGTTGCAATCTGATGCTGACGCACTCACCGGAAGCGTTCTTTGGCGAGGCTGGTGTGATCCGGCGAGCGGTGGAGCCGTTCCTGATAAAGCGTATGGATGAGCGTAACTGCAATGTTCGCGTCGAGTGGGTGGCGTCGATAACAGACAAGCCAGCTCGTGCTCGGGCGCTCCAGGGGCGCGCGTCCATGGGTAAGGTGCATCTGCCCGATAACGAGACCGGTCATCGAATACTGCACCAGATGCTTGCGTTTCCAGGAGCCAAACAGGATGACGACGTGGATATGTGTGGAATGATGGGCCGTGTGATCGATGAGGCGCATGTGGCCGTTGCTCACCGCATTCATGGCGACTTCAGCAACGTGAGCGACTTCGCCTAACATGCCGCGCCCCACGAACGCTGAGAAAGAGCAGGCGCTGCTCGGCGAGGTCAAGGAATGCTATCGCCGGTCGGTGTCGGCTGAGTCAGAGAATCGCGAGCTCGCGCTTGATGACATTCGGTTCGTCGACGAAGAGGGCGCGCAGTGGGATCGTGAGACGCGCAAGAATCGTGGATCGCGTCCGTGCTACACGTTCGATCGCACGTCGGGCAGCATCGATCAGGTCAAGGGCGATCAACGCCAGAATACGCCGCAGATCAAGGTGCTGCCGATCGACAACAAGTCGGATCGGGCGAAGGCGACGATATTCGAGGGCCTGATCCGCGCGATCGAGCGCAATTCATCGGCTAAGACTGCATATAACACCGGCTTCGACTTCGCGCTCAAGGGCGGGTTCGGGGCGTGGCGTGTATACCCGAAGTATGTTGAGGATAGCTTCGACCAGGAACTGTGCATTGGGCGCATCGAGAACCCGTTTACGGTGCATTTCGATCCATCGGCCAAGGATTTTTTGAAGCGCGACGCCGAGTGGGCGCTGATCACCGAGCGCATCGACAAGGGCGCGTACGACAAGCAGTACCCGGATTTCCCAGCGTCTGATCTGGATCTGTCTCAGCACGATCACGACTGGGTGAATGATAAGGAAGTGCGCGTTGCCGAGTTCTACAAGCGCATGCGTCGGAAGAAGACGATTGCGCTGCTGGACGACGGTCGTGTCATCGACTACGACACGATCAAGGCGATTGAGGAAGAGTTGCGCGATCCGCCGCCGGGCTCTGGCATCAAGCCGATCCGCGTGCTCCGCAAGCGCGAGTCCGACTCGACCTATGTGCGCTGGTGGAAGCTCTCCGGCGCGGGTGTGATCGAAGGCCCGATTGACTACGAGTGGAAGTACATTCCCATCGTGCCGATCTACGGCCGCGTCACGAACATCGAGGGCAAGCGCAAGTACCGCGGGCTGGTGCGCAAGGCCAAGGACCCGCAGCGGGCTTATAACGGTGCCCGGACGGCGGAAATCGAAGCGGTGGCGATGGTGCCGCGTTCGCCGTACATCATCACACCGGGCCAGATCAAGGGCTTCGAGAACCAGTGGCGCGAGGCGAACGCCAAGAATCCGCTGTTCCTGTACTTCAACGCCGACGCAAAGCTGCCGAATGGTGGCAAGCCGTCGCGCGAGTCCATGCCGGATATTCCGCAGGCGCTTATCGCGCTTAGCGCTCAGGCGGCCGACGACATCAAGGCGTCCACCGGCAAGTTCGGGCCAAGTCTCGGCGAGCCAACCGCGGGTGAGTTGCCCGGCGCGATCCGCCAGCGAAACACGGAAGGCGATGTCAGCTCGTACGAGTTCATCGATAACCTCGCCGAATCGATCAAGTACACCGGCGAGATCCTGGTGGACATGATCCCGAAGGTATACGACGGTGAGCGCGTGGTACGAATCCTGGGGATTGATGGAAAAGAGGCGTTCGAGACCATCAACCAGACGGGACCGGATGGCAAGCTCATCAACGATCTGTCACAGGGGCGATATGACGTGACGGTGGATGTGGGGCCGGCCTACACCACGCAGCGCCAGCAAGCGGCAGACTTCCTGCTGAAGTTCGCGTCCACCTCGGAGCCGGTGAAGCAGATCGCGTCCGACCTGATCGCCAAGTCGCTGGATTTCCAGGGTGCGGACGAACTCGAGCGTCGTTTGCGTATTCCGCTCATCCAGCAGGGTGTCATCCCGCCGGATCAGCTGACGGAAGACGAAAAGGCCATGCTGCCGCAAGGCCCGCCGCCGCCCGATCCGACGCAGCAGGCGCTGTTGGCGAAGCTGGGAGCCGATGCGCAGCGATCCCAGGCTCAGGCTCAGAAGGCGCAGATCGACACGGCCAATGCCGCGATCGACGCTCAGATGAAACCGCAGCAGTTGCAGAAGCTCATCCAGGACACGATCAGCGTGCAGTTGGACAACTTGATTAAGTCGGGTGAGGTCGGAATCGATCAGCGGACGGGCAAGATGGGGCTCATGAAGTACATGCGAGAAAGCCAGCAGGTGATGCAGCAATGAAATCGAAGAAGTACGCCCAACCGAAGTCGCCGACGCCAATGCAGCCGATGTCCCCTCGCGAGCGCCGTGAGGCGATGCGCGCTGACTTCGCCAAGCGTGTAGAGGCTGAGAACAAAGGCCGCAAGCCGAGGACATCTCGATGAAGATGGCGGATCTAAAGATGACCAAGGCGCAGAAGAAGGAAATGGCGCCTACGGCCGTCGCTGCGGATTCACCGGAATACCCCTACGGTTTGACGCTCAGGCTCGACAGCGGCTCGCTCGACAAACTGGGCATGTCCAAGCTGCCGAAGGTGGGCGCCAAGGTGATGGTTCACGCGATGGGCGTTATCACCTCAGTCAGCCAGCACGAGAGCAAGAACAACGATAGCCGCAACGTCGAGATTCAGTTGCAGGAGATGGGTGTCGAGAGTGCCGAGCCTGTGACGGCGAAGGAACGCAACGAACTGCGGCGCGAGGCGTTCAACGAGGCGCTGGAAAGCGAGAAGAAGCGCCGAGCATGACGATAATTGCCTGGGACGGCCACACGCTTGCCGCCGACAAGATGGCCTGCTGCGGCGACACTGCCGTCACATGCACGAAGATCCGTCGCGTTGACGACAAGGTGTTCGCATGGTGCGGCGGTCTCGGTGAAGGGATCGCATTGCTTGAGTGGTACCTTGCTGGTGCCGACAAGGACAAGTACCCCGCATTCCAGAAAACGGACGATTGGACGCGGCTAGTGGTTGCGAGCAGTTCCGGCGTCGTGTTCTACGAGAAGGTTCCCGAGCCTCAACCCTGTGAGGACGCCTATGGCGCATGGGGATCGGGCCGCGAGGTTGCACTGGGGGCATTGGCCATGGGCGCCGATGCGCGACGCGCCGTGGAGATCGCGAGCAAGCACGTGCACACGTGCGGACTGGGTGTTGACGCCTTCGAACTGGTTCCAGGCGATGTGATCCAGTGGAAGCAGATCAAGCGCGCTTAGCAAGTCCACATCATCGAACCAACAGACCCGCCCAAGTGGCGGGTTTTTGTTTTCTAGCTGCCAGTGAGCAGCAACCAAATTCCGCCCGCACTGGCGTTCAGTGCATCACTTGAGTAATCTATGTCCGACGAATCGCTCGCCCCAGCGCAAGAGGGCACGGCCACACCGGCCGCGGCAGCTTCCCCAGCTTCCGATCAGGTGACTTCGGGTGCCACTCCGACAGGTGGCGCAATCGCCGACGCTCCAGACGGCGCAAGGCCCAGCCGGGCCCAGGAGCGAATCGAGGAACTGAGCGCACGAGCTAAGGCCGCACAAGAGTACGGCGAGTTCTACCGTCAGCGATTCGAGGAACTGCAGAAACAGCAAACGGCTGCACCCGCTCCGGCTCCGGTTCAGGAAACACCTGACCCAGAGCCTGATCCTGATGAGTTCGACGACCCGAAGCAGTACACCAAGGCATACACCGCCTGGTATGACAAGCGGGCCGAGAAACGCATCCTGACGATCGCAGAGAAGGCGCAGAAAGATGCTGAGACTGCCGCCGAAAGGAAACTTGCGAAAGCCGCGGAAGAGCAGCGCCTCAAAGCGCTCAACGATGGCTTCGGGTTGCGTCAACAGGAGTTCGCGGAGAAAAATCCGGGCTACTGGGACGCGATTCGAAATCCCGCGTTGACGTTCTTCAACGGTGACTTTCTCGACGCCGTCAAAGGCAGCGAGATGGGTCCGCAGATTGCGTTTCACATCGCCAAGTCGCCGCAACTCGTGGCGAAACTGGCGGGCAAATCGGTTCCTCAGCGCCTCGCCGAACTCGGCCGTATTGAAGCCGAACTCTCGCGTCCAGCTCCTCCCCCGAAAGTCACCGCTGCGCCGGCCCCGCCGACGCCGATCGGTGGTGGGCAAGGCGGAGAAGTTGATCCGTCGAAGATGTCCATCAGCGATTGGATGACCTGGCGTACCAAGCAGATTCGCGAAAAACGCACTGCTCGGTAGAGGGCATGCGCAGCTTCTAGGAGCTGTACATGACTCAGACCATTCTCACCTCTGATGTGATCCTGCGCGAAGCGCTGCGGATTCTGCATCAGAAAGCAACGTTCCTCGGTAGCGTCGACAAGCAGTATGACGATTCATTCAAGGAGGGCGGCGCTCGAGCTCGCGAGGGCTCACGAAACGGCAGTTCTCTGCGCATCCGGCTGCCGAATCGGTATGTGATTCGTACCGGTCGTACGATGTCAGCGCAGGACACGCAGGAGCAGTCCGTCACACTGGAAGTGACGAATCAGGCCGGCGTGGACATGAACTTCACATCAAAAGAACTGACGCTCGACCTGGAAGACTTCTCCAAGCGCATCATCGAACCTGCGATGGCTACGGTTGCCTCCTATATGGAAGCAACGTGTCTGACTGGGTTGACGAAGCAGGTCTACAACCTCGTCGATCAGGATGCGACGGCGGTGTCGTTGCTGTCGTTCGGTCTCGGCCGGCAGAAGCTGCAGGACAATCTGGCGCCTGACGATGGTCAGCGCAGCGCTCTGTTGTCCACCACCCACGAGGTCAAGCTGGTCGATGCACTGAAGGGCCTGTTCCATCAGTCCACTCAGATCGAGCAGCAGTATCGCGAGGGTGTTATGGGACGTACGCAGGGCTTCGACTTCATGTCGAGCACCCACGTGACCGATCACGTCACCGGGACGGCCGTCAAGGGCGATACGCTGTACAACGTCAACGGCGCGAACCAGACCGGCGCGAGCCTGACTGTGAACACCGGCACGACAACCTTCCTGGCCGGTGATGTCATCACGATTGCAGGATGCAATCGCGTGCATCCGGAAACTAAGGTGGACACGGGCGTACCGCAGCAGTTCGTCATCACTGCGAACAGCGGTGCGAACGCAACCACACTGGCCATCTCTCCTGCGATTGTTACGAGCGGCGCGCTTCAAAACGTGTCTGCTTCGCCGACCGATACTGGCGCGATCACCAAGGTGGGTGCGGGCAATGGTGAGCGGTTGAATGGATCTCTGACGTATCACAAGTCGGCGTTCACCGTGGCGACTGCGGATCTGATCATGCCGACCGGTGTCGACTTTGCGGCACGTGAGGTCTATGACGGTGTGAGCATGCGCATCGTGCGTGCTTACGACATCAACAACGATCAGTTCCCGTGCCGGTTGGACATCATCTTCGGCTACGTCGCGCAGTATCCGCAGTTGGCGTCCCGCATTCACGCAGACGGATAAGTCATCAACTCTGCGCCGGACTGACACGGCGCTTTTCTTTTGAGGAGATCTCGATATGGCAGCTCAACAGGTTGGTGACGGGCATGCGGATGGCGTGCAGTTTGCCGACACAAAGATTGGATTCTTCGGTGTCACTCCGGCGGCTCAGCAGGCCACCATTGCCGATGCAACCAATACGACCACCACCACGTCGACCACAACGGCATTGACCACGGATCTGGATTCGCTCCGGTCCAAATTCAACGATCTGTTGTCGAAGCTCGAAACGCTCGGACTGCTGGCTAGCGCGTGAGCTTCGTTCAATACTTCCGGTCCCAGCGGACGGGACCGGGTACTTTCATTGCGGTGCCTGCTTACAATGGATTGTCGGCACCGTTCGTTCATTCGCTGTTCGCGTCACAAGAGCGTATTCCACATCGGCTTGATCTGGAAATATTTGCTGGCAATTGCCACATAGACGACTCCAGAAATAGGCTCGTTCGCGATTTCCTCGAGACTGACTGCGAACAGTTGGTTTTCTTGGATGCCGATGTTTTCTGGCTCGATGCTGAACTGAGAAAGCTCATCGAACACGATGCGGACATCGTCGCCGGCATCTATCCGCTGAAGAACGATGATGAGGATTATCCGGTTAAGCCACTTCCAGGCGAGCGCTGGGCGGATGCACATGGATTGGTTGAGGTTGAGGGTGTGCCAACCGGATTTCTCAAGATAAAGCGTCGTGTACTGGAGGCGCTTTACCCGACCGTGCAGCAACATCGCAGTAAAGAAGATGGGTATGGGCGCAAGATGATCCCAATCATCTTCGAACGCACATTGAATGGGATGTCACGGCGCGGCGGAGACATCGAGTTTTGTCGAAAGGCGCGTGCTGCTGGTTTTAAGGTTCATGTCGATCCGTTGATGCAGCTCGGCCACATTGGAGACAAATTGTGGACCGGCTGTGTGGGCCATTTTTGGCGCAAAGATGTTGCGATCCCGGAAGGGCTACAGGCGATTCGCGCTGGCACCGCAGACGCCGCGACATATCTAGAGCTTTACAACGTCTGGGGTAACACCTGGGCGATGTCGCCAGAGGGGTTATTCACCTGTTCACTGCTGGCTCGTAAAGCACAGGGTCCAATTCTCGATTGTGGTTCCGGACTGTCCAGCCTCGTGCTCGCGGCATCGACTGATCAACCCGTGCATAGCCTTGAGCAGTCCCCGGAATGGGCGGCCCGAATCGAACGGCTGGCCCGTGAGAATGGACTCGACAATCTTCACGTGCATCAAAGGCAGCTGGTACAGGCCGATCGATGGACGTGGTATGACAATCCTCCGCGGGATAAGTACGCGCTAGCAATCTGTGATGGCCCATCAGGCGATGATAAGCGTGGCGGCCTGTTCGATCTAATGAGTGATGAGATTGCGGGCGCTCCCATCATCGTCGATGACATCGCGCGACGATCCTCTCGTGTCGCGGTAGAGGACTACTGCAGCAAGAGCGGGCGACGCTTCGAAATCTTCGAGTGTTCGAAGTCGTTCGCGCTGATCCAATGAAGTTGATGATTTGCACACCCTCGCTGACCGGCTCGGTCTGCGTTCGGTTCGTGCAGTCGATGATTGACACGGTGAAGGCATTGACGCTCGCCGGCATTGAGGTGCAGTGGCACGCGCTATCGTTCAGCAATTTCGTTGATGCGGCAAGAAATGCCCAAGTTAAGGCGTTTCTCGACTCCGATTGCACCGACCTCATGTTTATCGACGATGACATGGGATGGGATGTCGGCGGCCTGCTCAGGATGCTGTGCCTGGATGCTGATGTGGTTGGCGCCATCTGTCCGCGGCGCTGTGATCCGCTGGAATGGAACGTCAACCTGCTGAGTGTCGATGGCAAGCGTATTGAGCAAGACGGAATGCTTGAGTGCGCTTACGTGGGGACTGGCGTCATGCGCATCCGTCGTCGAGTAATTGAGCAGATGGAGCGTTGTTTCGATACAGCGTACGAGAACGGGCGAAAGATTGGCGAGGACGCTTGGTTTTGCCGTGAATGGCGTCGGCTCGGCGGCCAAGTATGGGCCTATCCAGATATCACGATTACTCACACCGGCCTGAAAGAATGGCGCGGTAACTATAGGAGCGACGACGATGGCAGCAGGTGAACGAGTTTTAGGTGTTGCGACTTCGCATATCGATGCGGATGTCATCAAGCACACGTCTGGTGGCACGGTTGGATTCTTCGGCACTACGCCAGCGACACAACCGGCCACGATCGCGGATGCGACGAATACCACGACGACCACATCTACGACCACGGCACTGACGACGGATCTCGACTCGCTGCGATCGAAATTCAACGATCTGCTCGCGAAGCTGGAATCGCTGGGGATTCTGGCGAGCGCTTAATCCGTGGCGACTCCCACCTCCCAAGCCGCGTCGCAGATCATTGCCGACGCGCTCGTGGCAATAAACGTCATCAGAGCGAACGAGACTCCAAGCGCGGCCGATCAAAACTTCTGCATCCGCAGGATGAATCAGATGATGGCGTTGTGGGAGGGCGAGGGTCGCAATCTCGGTTACATCCCGATCGGCACGGTGACTGATGTGCTCACGGTTCCCGACGCCGCGATCCTAGGTATCGTCAATAACCTCGCGATTCATATCGCGCCGTCCTATGGCGCGTCTGTCCCGGCGGAGACCGTGGCGTTGGCCATGATGGGATTGCAGACCATCGACAAGCTGACGGCGAAGGAAGTGATCATGGACATGGACCTACAGCGCTCGGCCGCCGATGACGAGCCGTTCAACGTGAACACGGGTTAGCGATGGCTCGGTTAAATTTGCCATTCCATAGCTATCGTTTGAGATCACGACCAGCTAGTCCTACACGCTTGGTCAATTGCTTTCCGGAGCAATTACCCACTGGCGCAAAAGCCCCGTACGCGCTCGTCAGAGCACCCGGGATTGCTGCGTGGACCACAGTGGGGAACGGCCCTATCGTTGCCATGCATAAGGCGCTGGGCTATCTGTGGGTCGTCTCAGGCAGCGAGTTGTATCGTGTCGACTCCAACGCAACGTCGACTCTCATTGGCAACGTTGGGCTGTCGAGCCGTGTGGACATCGCCAACAATATCACGACGATTGTCGTGGTGAATCAGCCGAACGCGTACTACTACGACACCACCACATCAACGTTTGGGCCGATCTCTGATCCAGACTTTACGGCTCGAGGCGCGTCTGATGTTGAGTTCCTGGACAACTACCTGCTGTTCACAGAGCCCAATTCAGGCCGGTTCTTCGGTTCGGACGTAGGGTCTGCAACGTCCTTCGACTCGCTGAACTTCGCCACGGCGGAAGGCTCACCGGATAACCTCGTTGGCCTTAAGGTCGATCATCGCCAGGTGCTGCTGCTCGGCGAAGAAACGATTGAGGTGTGGGAACTGGCGGGCGGCGGCGGGTTCCCGTTCGTCCGGGCTGCCAATGGATACATCGAGCAGGGCTGCTTCAATGGCCGTACAGCGGCGAGGCAGGATAACACTGTTTTCTGGCTGGCCCCGGATTACACCGTCAGGCGCTTGGATGGAATAACACCGGTACGGGTGAGCCAAACAGGCATTGAGCAAGCGCTTGGATCGGTCACGGTCGGTAGTGGCCGCGGATTCTCGTACTCCCAGGAAGGGCACCTGTTCTATGTGCTCCAGTTCGCCGAAGGAACATTCGTCTATGACGCCACCACGAAGGAGTGGCACGAGCGCGAGACGTACGGTTACCCCTACTGGCTGGCCTGGAGCAATGCGCAGTTTGCTGGATTGGAGCTCGTCGGTGATGTGTCCAGCAATCGCATCGGCTACGTGTCACCGACGACCTATGCCGACTGGGGCACGACCCAGCGCATGGAATGGACGTATCAGCCGGTGTACGCGGAAGCGAATCGAGCCTTCCATGACCGGCTTGAGGTCGTCATGGAAACGGGCGTCGGGCTGACATCTGGCCAGGGCTCTGACCCGGAAATCATGATGGACGTGTCGGACGACGGCGGCCGGACATGGCAGGCGCTGCCGAACAAGAAGATCGGTCGCATCGGTGAGCACAACCAGCGCGTCTTCTGGAACCAGCTGGGCTCGTCCTATGACCGTGTCTACCGCGGGGCGATCTCCGACCCGGTCAAGGCGACGATCATCGACACGCAATTAGAGGCGCGTGGGGCGCGTCCGTTCACAAGGCGGGCAGCATAGTGGGTCTGCGCGTCTTCGTTGCCGTACCGACCGATATTCGCGACTGGACGCGGTATCTGCGCAATCTGGTGCATGAGTTCCTAAAGATCGAGGACGGCGCGAATCGATACATGGGTGTCGCAACGCTCGTCGCTGGCACGGTCACGGTGAGCAACACGAAAGTGCAGGCGAACAGCCGCATCTTTCTATCGGGCCAAAACTCCAGCGGTACGCACGGGGAATTGACCGTGAGTGCGCGGACGGCTGGTACGAGTTTCGTAATCACAAGTTCTAATGCAGCCGACACCAGACAAGTGGCCTGGATGATCGTGGAGCCAGCCTGATGCAGTTGTATTCGCTCACCGTCGAGAACCTTCCGCTGCAAGCGGAGTTCCGACCGGAAGCCACATCGGTTATCTCGGGCCTGGGTGAGACCCTGCCTACACAGCGGCAGATGTATCAGATCGAGGATCAGCTGAAGAAGCTTCCACAGGCTGATTTCTCGCTCATCAATCGCTTCGCCGATGGCCTGTATGCGCGGCAGGTGACGATCAAGAAAGGATGCTTGCTCACGAGCAAGATTCATTTGAAGGAACACTTCGCGTTCATCCTGACTGGTGAAATCGATGTGTGGACCGACCAGGATTTCCAGCGCATCAAGGCGCCTTGCATTCTAACGACCAAACCAGGGACGAAGCGCGTGTTGTATGCACGTGAGGAGACCGTATGGATCACGGTGCATGCGACGACAGCGAAGACCGTTGAAGAAGCGGAAGCGGAACTGGTTTCGAATGACCCCGAGATGATCGATCAAGCGAGGCGCGTATGCCATTTGGGTTAGCAATCAACATGGACAAAGTGCAGGCCAATAACCTGCGCCTTGTTGGGTGACTTACGTCCTTCTGGGTGGCCGGCGCGACACTTGTTGGAACTGTTGGCGCTGGATACATGGCAAACCAGGGCGCGAAAGATGCTGCTCGCGCTCAGGGCCGCGCCGGTGATGCCGCGATAGGTGAACAGCGCCGTCAGTTCGATACGCTGCTCAACCTCACTGCGAATCAGCGCCAGATCGGCAATCAGGCACTGAATGCACTCGGTAGCATCTACGGATACGAGCCTGCACCGGGCTATTCCAACGAGGAATATCCGCTGTACGGTGGCCTGCGCGGCGGTATGCGGTCACAGGAGCCGGTACTGATCGGCGATACCGAGCTACCGCCGGGCACGACGACGAAAGACGTTGGCGGCGGCTGGTACGAAGTCCACTACGGTGGCCAGCGTATCGGCACGTTGCGGCCCGGTGGCCCGAACGGTCGATTCATCAACGATACGGGCGCGGACATCAATGCGCTGTGGGGAAATTGGGAACAAGGCCGGATGAATGAATTGGCGGCCGCGCGCGAAGCATCTGGCGGGGGAAATCAACTGGCTGGTCCGGATTACTCCGAATTCTACAAGTCGCCCGACTATACGTTCCGCCTCAATGAAGGCTTGAACGCCGTCCAGGGAAGTGCCGCTGCTCGTGGCGGTCTGTACTCGGGCAACGCTCTGCGCGGGATTACTGACTACGGCCAAGGGCTCGCGGCCAGCGAGTTCGGGAACTACGTCAATCGCCAGCTCGCGCTTGCGGGCATGGGGCAAGCCGCGACAACGCAGGCTGGTAACGCTGCGATGACGACGGGGACCAACGTCAGCAACCTGCTGCTCGGCCAGGGCAATGCGCGCGCCTCTGGAATCATCAACCAGACCAACGCGATTACCGGCGGTGTGAATGATCTTGCATCGCTGTATGGAATGTGGCGCGGCGGATACTTCGATGGCCGCGGTGGCCGCGGATACAACATCCAAGCGCCGGATGCTTGGGGCGCGCTCGACAACGCGCTTGCTGGAGGCCCGTAAATGGCTGAGATTCGACCAGTCCAGATTGGCGCCAACATGCTTGCTGGATATCAAGGCGCACAGCAGGTGCAGGATGCACGCCAGGCCAATGAGTTGCGTCAGCTGCAAATGCAACAGGCTCAAGGCCAGATGCAGCGGGATGAGCAGTTCCGCGGCGCTCTGGGCGCATACCTTCGCGGCGGCACGAATGAGCTTGCAACGCTATATTCCACTGATCCAGAGCGTGCAATGCAAGTACAAGCGTTCCAAGGACAGCAAAATCAACTGATAAAGGCACAGGAGATTGCAAAGGCCAAGGAATCCTACGGTCAAGCGCAGGGCGTCTTGGCGTCACAGGCACCCGCTGATTACTTTCGCATCCTGATGCCAGATGAAGCAGAGAGAGTCGCAAAGCAATTAGGCAAGGGTGTCAATGAGATCACGGACGAAGAGGCAAGAGCGATAGCTGAACGGACAGCAGCCGTTGCAGGCGCTAAAGCTGGTCTATTGCCTGAATTCTCTGCGCCCGAAGCCGGCCAGCAGAATGGTCAGGACGTTTTCTTCCAGACCGATAAGACATCGGGGCGTACGCGCGTGCTCGAAGGCGTGAGCCCGCGGCCGCAGAAGCCGCTGGTTGAGGTCAGCACTGGTGCAAAATTCGAATCAGCTGCAGAAAAATCATATGGGGCAGCTGAGGGCAAGGCATTCTCGGCGCTGCAGGAGCTTGGACAGACTTCGCAGGATCAAAATACGACACTGCGCGCGATGCTGGCAAGCCCGGCAATTACGGGACCGACGCAAGATTTCCGTTCGGCTGCGAATTCGTTCTTCTCTGAGTTCGGCGTGCCGATCGCTCCCGATAAGGTCGCACAGATTAGCAATCTTGCGCAATACAAGGCCATGCAGCAGTCGACGGTTTTGTCGGAACAGCTCAAGCAGAAAGGACCGCAGACGGAAACGGATCGCAAGACCATTCAAGAGACGTTCGGCAACACAAAGAACACCAAGGAAGCAAACGAACTTATCCTTAAATACAAGCTTGCGATCAACGATCGCAACACGCTGCTCGCGGAGCTTGCGGAGGATTACCGCCAAGAGAAAGGAAAGATGGATGGCTGGCGCACAATTATTCGCGACTATGTGAATTCCACGCCGCTGGCAGCGAAGAACCCGAACAGCGGACGCCTCGTGTTTTGGAACGAGTTCGCCGATGCCATGCGCGAAGACAATCCCGGCATGAGCGAGGACGAGATCATGGCGCAGTGGAGGCAGCGATATGCCGCAGGCAAGTGATCGAGTCCCGCAATCGCTGCGCCCGTTTGATCCAAAGCTGGACAAGCCGCGCGCTAATGCCGATGGCTCGTTTAGCACCGAACTGACCAGGACGGTACAGACACCTTCCGGATGGGCAAATGTTCCAAGTCTCTGGTGGGGTGAGCGTGGTCCTGTCGATCTCGGTACATATTCCGATGATGAGTTAGCAGAGCTTGCACTGTCGTATGAGCAATCATCGGGCCGCGCATTTCCGCGTTTTCAATCGGTCGATAAGGCGGAATCTGCTGCAAAGAGCAGATCTGCGAAGGGCGGCGCGACACAGTCAAAGCTAGCTTCTACAAAGAAGCCTGAGTTCGTCGACCGTTTTGACATACCGACTGCGTCTGATGGGCAGCCGATTATTGATCGCTTCAACGAAAAGCCCATCGACTACTCGACTCTGGGTGAATTCGACGCCAAGAAAGCCACAGAAGGCCAGCAATGGCGTCTCGCGCTGGGTTATCTGACGACTCCATCGGCCAAGGCACGAGCGGACATCATTCGTAGGGTGCTTCCAGGCGCGCGTATCGATGTGGATCCAAACACCGGGCGCGAGATCGTCAGTTACAAAGGGGAGGTCGGGTATATCGACAAGCCCGGCGTGACAATGAGCGGCGTGATGGATTCGCTCGCTCAGGTCGCAAAATATTTGCCAGCGGGCAGGCTAGCTACGATGGGCAGCAATCTGGCTGCTCGCATAGGTCTTGCTGCCGCAGGTGGCGCTGCGACGAGTGTTGTCGAGGATCTAGCGGCTATTCCGCAGGGATCAGAGCAGGGTGTTGACATTGAAAAAGCAGCGGCGACAGGCATTGCTAGCGGAGCAGGCCAAGCAGCTGGCGAACTCGTTATTGCTCCTTCGATCAACTGGCTAACACAACGAGGTGCGCAGCTGTGGCAGGCGATTCGCAATCAGCCCGGCGCTGTCCAGAATGGCACGCTAACTGAAGTTGGACGAAGGCTCGCACAACAGGCCGGCCTGGATCCTGATCAGATGACGCCGGAGCTTGCGCGCCAGCTTGAATCAGCTGCGCGTCGCGCGACGGCGGCGGGCTTGCCGGATGAGCAGCTCGGTACGGCCACAGAGCGCCAGGCGCTGTCTCAGCGATTCCGTGTGCCGTTGACTCGCGGCGAGCTGACCGACGACTACGCCCAGCAGAGTCTTGAGGAAAACCTGCGCAAGATGGATATCACGACGCGGGCCGGCGAAATCATGCGTACTGCTGATCGAGAATCGACCGCAGCGCTTCGTGGCGAGGGCGGCGAAAGTGGATTCGGATTGCTTCGCCGACAGGTTGGTGGTCAAGCGCCCGCGGATGTAGCTCAGTCTGGACAGGCGGTTATCACTTCCACCCAAGCGCGCGGAGCGGCGGCAAGGTCCGCGTACCGAGGCGCATATCACACAGCTCGCGAGCTCGGCGCATCACTCGACGCGCGTAATTACCGCCAGTTTCTCAGCCAATCAGAGGACGTTCTAAAGGAAGCGGTCGACTACGACCCGAATCTGTATCCACAGACGGCCAAGATGCTGGACAACCTGCGAGGTCGTCTTGTGTTCATGGAGGAAGCCGGCCGAGAAGCACCTCGAAGAATACCGCTGGAGAAGCTTGAAAACATGCGCAAGCTCATCAATGCGCAGTGGAAGTCAGCCGATGCGACCGATCGCATGGGGCTAGACATCCTTCGCAATCAGTTCGATGAAATGGTGGACGGCGCGCTTGAGTCCGGTCGTGTTACTGGTGATCCAGCGGCGGTGGAGGCGTGGCGGGCGGGGCGGCAGCTATTTGGGCGATTCCAGCAGCTGTATGGCGTGGATAAGCAGGCTGGGCAAGCCGAGCAGTTCGCTGGTCGTGAGGTACGTAACTGGTTGCGTTCGGACAACGTCACCGGTGAGGAAGTGATTCGAAAGGCAGTTCAGAATCGAGCGCTCACACAGCGGATTTTGCAGATCAATGGAGAGAACAGCCCGGCGCATCAGGCGCTCAAGCAAGGTGCGTTGGAATATGTATTCCGACCAGCGCTGAAGGGCGAAGGCATCAGCCCGCGTCTCATCGTCTCATCGCACGAGCGATGGTTTAGAGGAGCGGGCCGCGAGCAAATGGAAGCGATCTTCTCCGAAACAGATCGGCGGGCCATCGACGAGTTCGTGCGACTTGCGCGCGCAAAGATTCCGCAGGGCGGTGTCGAAAACTTCTCGAACTCTGGGAACGTGCTCGTCAAAGGTGCTCAGCAGCTGCTCAGTCGTCTTGGAATTATCGGCGCGGCCACCGGAAACGTTGAAACTGCAGCCGCACTGAGTGCGGCCAACATGGTCACACGAGGTGTTCGCGGTGGACAGGCTACACGCGCGATTCAAGGGCTAACCCCTCGTCCAACCGCTCTAGGGGCTGCGGCGGTAGGTGGCGGCGTAACGGATGAGTACGCAAGCGATGACAACTAGCGTGCAGAAGCCGAAGAAGCCGAGCAAGTTCCCCTGGAACCACTTCGCATACACGACACGTAATCCAAATGCGCCTGCTGCGCAGCTTGCGATCGTAATTGCATCCGTTGGTCTGATCATTCAACTAGTGATCTCAAGTTAGATGCCGCAACTATTCACGGGGCCTCAATTCGTTGCTCTCTCGGCGCTCAATACGCCGCTACCGGGCGCGAAGTTGACCTTTACTCAGACCGGCACCAGCACGCCGCAAAACGTCTATCAGGATCTGGCGTTGACCGTGCCGCATGCGAATCCGGTTGTCGCCAATGGCGCGGGGGTGTTCTCAAAAATCTACCTCGACCCATCGCTCCCGAACTACCGCGTGCTGCTCACCGACAGTTCGGACGTGCCCCAGCCTGGCTATCCTATCGATGATTACCCGTCGAATCAAAACACTGGACAAACGTTCAGGCTGAAGTCGGCCGCACCAGAGTTGATCTTCGAAGAGACGGATGCCTCGGCAGGCAACAAGAAATGGCGCGTCCGCGTCAACGCCGAGCAGATGCGCATCTCCCTGCTCAACGATGCAGAAAGCGTCGCAACCGATCTAGCGATCATCGATCGAACTGGATCAACAGTCGACCTGATCAATCTTTTGGCGACTCAAGTACAAGTCAATAGCCTGGAAGCTCTCGGATCACTTGCGGTACGTAAGACAGTAAATACGGATCGCAGCAGCACAACAACTTTGGCAGATGATCCAGAGCTAACACTATCTGTTCCTGTCGCCGGTACTTATCGAATTGAAACTGTGCTTAACGTTGTTGGGCTTACCGGCGGATCCGGCGGATTCAAATTTAACTATTCTTTCGATAATGGAAGCGCAAACGCGATTGGAGGTTGCGGGTTAGAGCAAATCAATGCTGGTGCGGCAGCGATTAGCAGCTTAGGAACCGCACTCTCATTGATCGGTTACGCAGCACCAGTAACAGAAGCGCTGATTCGTCGCATTGACTATGCGACTCTCACCCCATCAGGCGCCATGACTATAAAACTTCAATGGGCTCAGCTGACCTCTGATGCAGATATCACGCGCTTGCTCAGTGGAAGTCTGATTTCGATTGCCAGGATCAGCGCGTAATGTCGTACCAAGTCTTCCAACTGCCTAAGCAGGTAGGTGTCAGCTCGAACATGACGCTCCTGTCGGGAGCGAAAGCGTACTTTTACGTGAGTGGGACGACCACGCCGCTCGACACGTATCAGGATTCCGCTCGGACCACGCCGCATGCAAACCCGGTTGTCGCCGACTCGGCGGGTGTTCTCCCGGTCATCTACTTTGACCCTTCACGCAATTACAAGCTCACGCTGAAGACGGCGTCCGATGTTGATCTGTACACGGCCGATCCCGTCAACGACGTGATTCTGTCGCAGACAGTCATTGGCGGATATCTATACCCGACGCTTGCCGCAGAAACTGCTGCAGGTCTGACAGTCGTCAACAACTACCGAGAATATGGCGATCTTCGAAGGTACGGAGCAGATCCGACCGGCGCAGTCAACGCGACAAGCATCATTCAAAACGCTCTGAACATGGGCGGACGGATCTGGTGCGGGGAAGAGACGACGTACAAGGTCGACGGGGCACTGCTGCTCGACATTCGTACTACCTCGTTGGAAGGGGTTGGCGTCACTTTCGACATGTCTGCGGGCGGCACACTACAGGTGTATTCAACGCACATCTTTGACGCGTCAGGACCGCCAAGGAACGGGACGCACAAGATCAGCGGTATTGCCTTCCGTGGGGATCTAGACGCTGGTCACACCGGGATCACGGTCGGCCGTGTTGGCGCCTCGTATGTCAACAGCAGTGAAATCCTGTTTGAGAACTGCACATTCTTTAAGTTCAATACATTGGTCGCGTTCACGGACAACGCTTGGCGTACCCGGTTCGATCATTGCTGCTTCGAGTACACGCGTGACGGCGGGAGAGTGCTGTCGTTTCCTGCTGGCATCAGCAACGCTGGAGAGGTCATGCAGTTCGATCACTGCTGGTTCGTGATTGGCACGGCTGATCTCTACATGGATGCCGGCCACTTCGTGTTTAACGGTTGCTCATTCGGAGTGTCTGTAACCATCTATGGCGTCACCGATGCCCGCATCGACATCGCAGGGTGCAATATCGAAGCGCAAGCCAACACGGGCTACCGAATGATTCGGCTTGCAGGCACGAGCAATTGCAATGTCCAGGGCGGTCAGATCGTTATCAACTCTGGCGCGAACTTCGCCATGGCGCCGTTCTTGCTTGAGAGCGCCGACTCATCGCTGACGTTCAACGGAACGCACATTCCGCTGTCCGGGTCTTATCTGCTGTTCCAGAATGACGCAACCTATAACCTGAGACACTTCGCCGTTGGTCCTGGCCGTGTAACGGCGATCGGCTGTGCCTCGTATGCGCTCTCATCGCTGAATGGCCCGACGAACAATCTTCAACTCGCAAAATCAGCGAACTTGCTGACGAACGGTGACGCTGAGTACAACAGCGAAAGCGGGTGGACGAAAGTTGCCGGCGGTGGCGCGACTGGCACAGCTGTCGCGAGCGCTGCGGCTCTATTGAACGGAAGTTATGGTTTTCGACTGACGGCTCCAAACGCCACAGACGACATCGTGTTTCGTCAGGATGTTGACGCCCCTCACGCCGTTGGACGACTCGTTGTTTTCTCGTATGCCGCGAGAGTGTCATCCGGAACAGGGACCGTAGCGACACCCCAGTTGCGATTCCTCGACAAGGCCGGAAATGCGATCACGGCATCAGATCGCAGTGACTCTATTGAGAGCACGGACACCGCGTGGGCTCACAAGGCAATCATCGGAATTGCACCAGCCGGCACTAACACCATTCGAACTCAGGTAAACGCCGCTGCCGTAGGCGGTGGAAACGTTATTGACTTCGACGAGCTTTGCCTCTGCGTGATCTAGATGTCACATCAACTTTTCAAGCTCCCTCGGCAGCTGAACTACAACGGAAACCTTCAGACTGTCCCGGGTGCAAAGGCGTATTTCTACCAGACGGGAACGACGACGCTGCAGACGGTTTATCAGGACGCCGACCTGACGATTCCGCATGCGAATCCGGTTGTGGCTGACTTCCTCGGCTTCCTTCCGGCGATCTACATGAATCCTGGGGTACGGCACAAGCTGACGCTTCGGACCAGTGCGGATGTAGATTTATACACCGTCGATCCGATCAACGATCAGATACCGGCAACCTACACGCGCACCGCCGCCGAGATCGCCGCGGGCGTGACGCCGGTGGACTATGCGGGAAGTACGCGGCCATGGACGGATGCGGTGCTTCGCTATGGGCTGAATGGCGACGACTCAACAGACAACACCACGGCATTCACGAATCTGTGTGCCATCGCGGGACAGGCGATATTCATCAAGCGCGGCACATATCGCACTGGCCCGTTTACACTGCCCGCGAACACACTGCTATACCTAGAGCCGGGAACGGTCATCAAGGCCGTCTCGACGCTGGGCGCGAACGATCGACTGGTCAACATCACCAACGACAACATCCACATCGTTGGGTGGGGCGCGAAAGTGCAGATGGTTCGCGCAGATTACACCTCCGGAGAGCAGCGGCACGGAGTGCGTATCTATGGCGCACAAAACGTCACAATCGAGGGCCTTGAGTCGTCGAGCACTGGTGGCGACGGATACTATGTAGGCGGGGATGCCGGCGATCCCGCCACTCGCATAAAGCTGATTGGTGTTGTGGCCGATGACAACCGCAGGCAAGGGCTGTCGGTTGTAAACGCTCGCCACTTTCGAGCTGTCGATTGTCTGTTCCAAAATACGAACGGGACCGCCCCGTGCGCTGGATATGACATCGAACCGAACGCGACTACCGACGTTCTCGAAGACATCAAGATGATCCGATGCCGCTGCGTCGGCAATGATGGTCCTGGCGTTGAAGTGTTTCTTGCTGCGTGGAACGCGACTGGAAACTACGCCGATATTGAGATCATTGAGCAGTACACCAATGACAACGGTACAGTCTCGCAGTCAGGCCGGTTACGACCCGGCATCGACATCAATCGACTTCCGTCGACGACCCCGTGCCGTGGCCGAATTCGTGTTGTTGATGCGGTCATGGTGGATGAGCAGCAAGCTGGCATCCACGTGTATGACTGGGATGTGAATGGTCCTCTCGTCGAACTCATTCGCTCGACAGTTATCAATCCCAACCAAGCGCAGGGCACTACGAGCACGATCAATGGCGGAATCATCCTTCACAACTCAGGCTCGCATACTTCAACCCCTGGCAATATTCGCGTCGTCGATCCGATGGTGCGAGATGACGACGGATTTCTGAACGCTGCGTCTTTGGCGCCATTTCGGTTCTCTGGTGCGTGGGCGGCGACAGAGATCCATAACCCAAAGTATGCGTATGCAGGAACGAATCCATGGTCTGCTGACGCAACGGCCGTTCCGCGCATTATCAGCGTCCCTGAGATTTTCTCGCATCAAACGGGCAACGTCACGATTTCTGATGCTCGCTATCTGGGACGAACCATCACCAACAATGGAGCTTCGGGTGCAATCACTATCACGTTGATTCAGGCAACATCGGCTCGTGTTGGTTGGCGCTTGTCCTTCGAGGTCTGGGCTGCGCAGACAATGGGCATCGCTCCGAACGGCGCCGATAAGATCGTGCCGCTGGCCGATGGGTACGCAGCTGGAACGAGCATCAAGTCATCTGTGCGCGGCTCTCGCCTCGTGCTTGAGTGCCGACAAGCTGGCTATTGGCATATCGTAGAGAAACCAGGCGTCTGGGCTATCGATCCCGGTTCCGGAACGCCTCCGACATACACAGCAAGCAATGTCAGTACCGACAGGTCATACGATGCCAATGCGACTACGACTGACGAACTCGCTGATGTGCTCGGGACGCTGATTAACGACTTGCGAGAACGAGGCTATCTGCGATGACGTATCAGATCATCAGAATCGTCGGCGGATTGGATGGTCAGGAATCTGTGGTCGCAGAGTACCCCACCGAACAAGAGGCTACGATGCGGATAGATGAGATCGAGTCATCTCCTGATTCATTTGTGCTTGAAGGCAAGCCATGCCGTTACCGGTTGGATATCGTCTGAGCGCGTTCGGCGGGGCTGATGGCGCTAAGCAGCCATTGCCGCGCTGGCTGCTCGACAAATCGGTACAGCAGATGAGCGCCAACCAAGGAGATTCCAGCGCTCGCAAGAATGGCGACATAGACGGCCGAGGTGTCATCGCCTTGACCTGCAAGCAGCCATTGAGAAATGCCGTACGGGATCATGTGGAACAGGTACAGCGCATAGGAGATATGCCCAAGGTATTCGAGGCGGGTGAATACCATCGAAAGCAGTCCGGTCGAACACGCGAGTCCATAGACGATCACGCACCCGAGTATCGGCATGATGAACATCGCTGTGCCCATGCCGGCAACGAGATCGATGAGGTTGCCACCGAAGATCATGACCAGCAGGGCCGTGATCGTCAGCGTGTTGATCGTGTGTTTCGTGTAGCACCACAGGCGGTACAACAGCACGCCGGCAGTGAACTCGACGGCGATGCGAGGCATGCCATACACGAACGTTTCGGGCCATGGCGAAACGAGCAGCACGATGAGTAATGCGGCAAAGAGGATGGATATGCACGTCAGTATCGCGGCCGGTCTGAGATTTTGAGTTGCGAGTGCAACGGCCGGAAAGGCCATATACGCCGCCCACTCGGCGCTGATCGACCACGAAATCGAGTGCCACACCTTGTCGATGGGCAATTCCCACGCGTGCGTGAGGGTCAGCGTCCTAAGCAAACCACTCATGGACAAATCGGCATCTACGGTGCGGAACGTGAGCGTTGATGCAAATATCAGCAGCGTCGCGAGATGCACCGGATAGATGCGCGCGAGTCGTTTCCAGAGGAAACGACCATAGCTGGATGTGGATATATCCATGCGGGCGTAGCTGAGAGCTATCACGAAACCCGACAGGGTAAAGAATATGTCAACACCGAGATACCCAGCTTTGCCAAGGGCGGTCAGCGGCAATCTGGCGAAGGGGTCGATATCCGCGGCGAGTTTGAGGGAATGATGAGCGAGTACCCACAGCGATGCGATGCCGCGCAGACCGGTCAATGGCCGGAGTTCCGTTCTCATCTCGAAAGTGTAACCACGTGCTTCCGCCATGGACAAGCCGCTGCCCGATGACTTCGATCCGTAACGGATATGCCGCAAAACGACGATTTTGCCGCCGAGCTTAGAGGCGATGAGGATGAGCCATTGAATGCAAAAGGTAACGACTGGGTCGCGACTATTGTCGGTGGCCTCATTGTTGGGGTCTGCGTATCGTTTTCTAACCGGTGGTTTTCGAGCGATAACGATAACACCAAGACGTTGGTGGAAGTCGCTACCAAGGTCGAGTACCTTGCCGGCCAGGTCAACAAGCTCACGGAGCAGCCGTATGTCCGAAGAGACGAATTCGAATCCAACATCAAGAGCGTCCAGAACCGCGTTACAGGACTCGACGAGCGAGTCGATCGACTCGAAGGGCGGGCCACTACAGTACGTGAAGCAGATCGTCGAAGATAAGTCGCAACTCATCCTGACGATTCTTGCGATGATCTTGGCGTCATTTGCGATTGGGCAGAACATCTCGGATAACGCGGCTCGGGAGAGGGAGCGGCAGGACATGGCACAGATCATCGACGCCAAGATCCAGGCCGGCGTTGAACGTGCGCGAGCCGACTTACAGCAGCAGGTCGAGCAAGCCAAAGCCGTCGCCGATGCCGGCGCAACAGATGGCCGGCTTGCTCTGGACCGAGTGGAGAAGGCCGTCGCGAAGCTCGAAGCCAAGGGTTTGATCAAAGAAAGCCACTAGGATTAACGCATGACGCACGCTGTGATCATCATTCGCCGAACGGCCGCGCCAGCGGAAGCACTGAGCACTGAGCCTTCGTACGAATACACCATACCCGTCCCACACGATGCGACCCCCGCCCAGGTCGGCGAGATGGTGCGCAAGGCATACAGGCGCCTGGAGGGCGCGGATCACGACGAGGACTGACGTGAACGAGATCTCGGCAGCCATTGACCTGATTAAGTGGCTGCTAGGGATCATTGCCGCGCTGGCTGGGGTGCTGTGGGGCATCTGCCTGTGGGAAATCCGCCAGCTGCGGAAATCGCTGCACGACCTGCGAAACGATTTGCCGGCGCGCATCGTGCAATGGCACGAGATCATGGAGCGAAACCGTAAGCCATGATC